TTCTGTTCCTAATTTGTTTCTTGATAAAAACACATCACAATATAAACTATTAATTTACAAGATATTATGATGTGAAATTTTGAGATATAACTAAATTTTCCAGTTCTTTAGTTATGCAGCCATTTGCGCATCATATTCCGCACGCTTTTGAGCATTTCCCAGAACTTCCCATGCGGCATTTACCTCTTGCATCTTTTCATTGGAACCACCGGCATCAGGGTGGGCAGATTTAGCAGCCTGTTTGTATGCAGCTTTAATTTCCGCTTCTGTTGCATTATGTTTTACCCCCAAAATCTCATAATAATCGGCAGCTTTTGCGGCTACTTCTTCAAAGTTCAAACGGAATTTCAGAGCATCGAAAGACGCTTTTGTGGCAGCGTGGATTTTCTTCTTAAAATCACGTGCGGCACACTCCATGTCTTTCTTTGTGGGCACCAAGCCAATACGGCTCCATACACTTCCCTCAACATCCCATTTCTTTGCCACTCTGCAATCACTTGTACGCACAATGATTTCAGACGGGGTACCGTTGCGCAATTTACATGAAATACCGCCATTATCTTTGCGCAATCCGGTTTCTGCCGCTTTCGCAATCCAGAACGTAGCTACCACATTCTTCCACACGCGGAAAATCTCGTCCTGTGTCTTATCCTTTGGCGTGTATTCATCACCGGCAAAATTCACCCCTGAATAATGCGTTTCTCCATTACGGTTCACGCTTTTATACACCAAAGTTACGCCTACCAACTCGTTTACGTTTAGGTTCTCAAATTGTACACTGTTAAATCTGTTAATTGCTCCCATGATTACTATTTTTTAGGAATTTTCTGCAATAGCGCATTGTAGGCAATCGGGGAGTCGAACCCCGACCTACCAAAATAGGAACGCACCACCGAAAACGTTGTCGCTTTCGATTGCGTTAAAGCCCAATTAGAGCATACCAGACATTCACCTATCCAGCACGCTCTATGTACAACTTTTTGCCCGTCACTAACAGCGCAACGGAGCCGTGCGCCTTGTGTATGAGTGCTCACCAACTGCAATCAAACCGATTGAATTGCAGCTTTTTACATACGCTTCCGCCTATGTGGTAGGTAATTTCCATCGTTACCGTTAAAGCACACTTTTGGCATACACTTTTTCACTGTTAGGGCTGCGTTGCGTTGGTGATTACAGTCGGCACAGGGGCACATTTCGACAGGGTCAGTTTTACGTTTTCACGCACTTTTGGCACCACTTTTTCCCAGTTCGCATTAGGGGCAGATTTTCACACCTTTGCGCGGACATCCGTTTTTCGGTATGCAAGTGTGACAGGCACACTTATAGCACTAAGCCCACGCTTTTCCCTTTTGCTGCATGGAGCTACGCACCTATGGCGCGCTTTTGTAGCAGACTTATGTATATAGCTCCCCCATAGTGCCAGCGACGGTTTGCATGACAATCTTTAATAACTGACCATTACAGTTATGGGTATTCTTTTCCCGTTCACAAAACATCCCGTTTTATGTTTGGGCGTGCGCTTTTGCTTTCGCTTTCGCACTCCTTTGGTTTTTATGTTCTACTTTTTAGCTTCTCATTTTTATGGTTACTAATTACGTTAATTATCTCGTATCTGTTTGCGGTTTTCGCTTTTGGTAGGTTTACAGATAAGAACCTAAACAGAAAGTAAACACTTTGTCAAATAGCCGTTTTCTTAACTTGACGATGCAAAGATACGGCATTTGTTTGGTTTACACAAATAAATAAACAAGAAAATGCGATTTTAAGCGAAAATAGTTTATAAATATCTGATTATCAACGGTGTATAAATATATATATCTTTTTATTTGTATAATATACTATAAATCAATACATTAACCACCTCAACGCACATATATGCGCGCGTGGTTCTTAAAGTGACAAAGCGATATGCACACACATACACACGCGCGCACATAAGAAGCTGCCTTATATCTGGACAAAAGAACGGGAACAATACATACAAAAAGAATACAAATTTGCAATGATTACAAATCGCTGATACCTGGGGATAGTCGACCTGGACAAACAGGATAAACGTATAATGTTTCACTTTTGCATGAAAGTGAAACAAGTAATATGCTATAAATCAGTGTATTTGCCGTGAAAATACGAAAAAAAATAAGGCAGAGCACCCACGTTTTGGTGCGGATACCATATATATAATCCGTCCCATTTTTTCAATCTGATTTTCTTAAAAATATTTTACATAATCAAGAGCTGGCACTCTTCCAGAAATCACTATTCAATACAATATATTTGCTCCTTAAATTCTCATACCTCATCACTAATATATTGAATCTGGAGAGCGCTATTTTACAACATCCATTATATCAACCCATTACATGCCGTTTTAATGTATTTATAAGCCGTCCAAATCTAATATATCCAATCTCAGATTTATATAAAGATTCGATATATTAATTTCCGAAATTTTTTCCGACCCCCATTTTTCAGTCTCATTTTATGGCATTTAAAGCAATTTTTTATATACCGCTGAGGTTCATCAAAAAAATCATAGTATATTTGCCAACAAATGATTTTTTAATCCAAAGTATGAAGACAAAAAAGCAGGTTGAACATTTTCTGAGAAAGAGAAAATATAGGTCAGAGATGGACTTTAAAGGGATAAGCTCATATTGTAGGGGAGAATTCAATATCAAGCTGCATGTTCCTTCCAGTTATTCAGATGATCCGGAGTCTCTTGATTACGCAACTTTTGCTGATTGGTTTGATAACGGTTTTGGTGCTGGAGATGCGGTAAAATGGGGGGACACTGTGGGGTTAATTCAAGAGGGAAATGTACATACCGCTATAATGTGCCTCAGAATGGACGGAAACACGCCTGTTTTCAATCAAATATCCGTTTCCGTGCAAGATATTACCCATGCTGATGAAAGTGTCTTAAATCGCCTCTATTCGATTCTTTCTGAAAACGGGAAGGAATTTGGAAATCCCTTTTTCCTAATAAGCGATAAATATATCCCCAAATCATGTGAATTGATAACCTTCCATAACCACAGTACGGGACAGGAAGGGTGCGGAGTGCTACGGCTTATAGACAAATCAACTGGAGATGTCGTTATGTACTGCTATGCTGTCAAAGGGGAACCGGTAAGATACAGCATGAACGAATATCTGGGAAAGGTAGATGATTTTTCATTTTCAGCTTTCAAGCCGGCAGATTATCAAAGAAAATTTCTGGAAGTGGAGTTGGCCAAGGTCGGAAAGACATGGAACCATTTCCTGAAACGGATAGAGCCTTTAAACATGAAAGCTGAAAAAGGGGAGAGGTACTGGTATATTACCGACAAGATGAGTGTTGCTTCAGATACAGAAAAGGGAACCGCTACCAGTCATAAGCGCTATCTGGCAGGAAACTATTTCCGAAAAGAGGAAGATGCAGTCAGGATATTATCTGAGGAAATGGAAATCAGAAGAAATTTTTTGGCCGAGCCTGGAAGATAGAAGAAAGGGGGGCTGGAAGTTTCCCTTTCTCCCTTCCCCTTCTTTCTTCTTCCCCCTTAGAACCCCTATTATTAATTAACCCTATCCTATAATCCTTTCCCTGAACGAGCTTCGCTCGTTATGTATTTTTTAAATATAATTAAATCAATTAAGAGAGCGCCTTTGCCATTTTCCTATTATAGACATCTTCCACATCGCTTGCTTGATTTGCCCGCACATTGTAGTTTATTATTTTTTCCACTGAGAGCTGCTGCGGATGTAACTTGACCATACTCTTCTGCGGAAGTTCTTTCCACAATGTCTTCAGTTCCTCTACCGGTATACCTGATTCCTGAGAAAAACGTTCCAGTAACTCTTCATACACCATTTTGGTTACTTCTGATGGGCGTGGCTGTTGCTTGTTTTCCCTTTCTTTCACAAACTCGATCATAAGCCATATCGCGTATTCAGCATCAGTCAGCATGCCAACGTCTTTTTGTCCCACTTCTACAAGCGACTCGATAAACATAAACCTGGAAAGCCTGTCCTCAGCTCCTTTGCGTTTTATTTTCCTGGAAGTGGGCAGGGGAGTGGTTATATCTTTTATCTTGCTGGGAGTGATGTAGCATACAAGCTCTCCATTTTTCATTTCAAGCTCGAATCCAAAAATATTCTTCATGTCCTGCTCTGAAAGAGAGAAAGCCGGGTTGTCCGTTTTCAAATCATTCCAAGCACGATAAAGAATATCTTTGAAATATTCGGCTGGAATATAATTATCCACTGAGTCTTCATCGTATTGCAAATATCCCCAAACTTGTCTTACTGCCATATCAAAATCCGTATCGGCAAAATCAGGATTTTCCAAAATAGTTTCAAAATTGGAATAAGAAATTTCTGGAAGAGACAAGTCACGAGAATTAAACCATTCAAGGATTTTTTTATTTGCCTCTTTATTTAACTCACTTCGTTCGTTATTGTTTTCTTTTTCTTTATTCTCTATATATATCTTATTCTGTTGTTCAATATGAGCGCACCCCTGTTCAATATGAGCGCACCCTTGTTCATATTGAGCGGACCCCTGCTCATATTGAACACACCCCTGCTCATATTGAGCGAGGTTAGGTTGTTTGTAATCTATATTTTCCGATAGTTTTTCTATACTCTCATCTTTTTCCTCATCTATTTGAGGGGGTCCGCTCATATTGAGCGAGGGTGTGTTCATATTGAGCGAGGGTGTGTTCATATTGAGCGAGGGTGTGTTCATATTGAGCGAGGGTGTGTTCATATTGAGCGAAGTGTGTGGATATTGACGAACTACATCGTTCAATATATCCATAGGTATCGCAGAAATTGGACGTACCTCGCCATTTACGCACAAGCCTCGCAAATACACCCACCCTTTATCCGATATTTGCGAACTTATTTTATGTATAGCCTGTATCTCATCCCAATTTATAAAGAATGTGCATTGTGTCCCTTTGTTCTGAAAACAACCAATGAGATTGAGTTTCTTTAATGTTTCTATGGCACGCCGTATCGAACTGACAGAAGTTCCCATAACCTCCGCCAATTCTTTATTGGAAATAGTACATGTCGTCTTGTTCTCATTTGTATAACCTCTTCGTAGCAGATGGAACAAAACCATAAAACCGTCACTGGATGTCAGTGTGGCCATTGCGTATGGTATACATTTCCAGTGGTTGCTGAATTTATCAGAAAATGTACTCATTTGCTTGTTTCATCTTTTATGTAAAAACTAATAATCTTCCCTTTAACCATCTGTTTGGTGAGTCGAAACCCAATCTGTTTCGCAAACCGACCTACACGTTGATTGTTGGCTTCATACGGAAACTTTTCCGCATAATACGCTTTCATTTCCTCTACAGACACTTTATTTTTGTTTTCTATTTTCATAATCTTTTGTTTTTTATTGATTGTACATTAATTTATTATTTGCCATCATTTGAATGCGGCATATCGTTTTGCTGACACAGATTGGGCTGATTCTGGTTGAGTAGCTCATCACATGTTTTTCTAAAAGGACAATCTTTACAAGCGGTATTTTGTGCTGCTATAATTGTTACGGCAACAATGAATATAGTGGCCAATATAATAATAAGCAATGTTGTAATCATTATTTAAAGTTTTGAGTCGTTAGTATAAAATCATATTTCAAAGGATCTTTTATATCCCATTGGCGATAGACATGGGTCAATTCCATGACCGCCTTCCAGCTTTCTTTGGGATAGGATATAAACCCCATCCGTTGTGCCTGTTGCGCAACATGGGGGGACATAATGGCATACAAATTTTCTGGTTTAATGAAATCAGTCTGCCATAATCCCAAATCTATCTCATCCTGGCGAACCATCCAGCGCAACAACATATTAATACGCATACAAGCAGAGTTTCTGTACGGACTACCAAGACGCGCTGGCTCATACAAATTACATAATGATATTAGTAAATCATCGAATGTAATAGAGTGCTTTTTGAGGTATTCTTTGACAGATGAATTCCTACTATAAAAACGCCTCAACAGATGACACACTTCCTTGAATGCCTTTCCAGTAAGTGTACGATAAATATTCAATTCGTCTGGAATGTCATAAAAATCACCAAATTTGATATAATAATACGGTTTCCACTCACATTGGCTCATCAATACATTAGCTGCATATATTATACTATTGGGTTGTCCCCACGAAACCATAGCTATAAGCATTGCACATATTTCAATATCAGCAATAGAACTATCTGGAACACGTTGTATCTTATGTAACATTTGAATGGGATCGTTTGAGACAAACCATTTATAGTCAAAGGTCTCCCACATTTGATCCAATTCGTCTTTTAATAATGATTTCATAATCGTTATGTCTAATTAAATAATGGTTTTCAATTCATTTACGTTTATAAATGATGGGCATTTCTCACTGCCAATAATATGATTGGCCGGAACTTTATTAAAGGGACCATCTCTTTCACATTCTAAATTATACCTAAGACAATGGTATCTATCCCAGCATCCTTTAGCATAGCATGTATGAGGGTCATTGTGTAGTTTGGTGTATGTTATTAATGAAAGGAAGTTGGCTGTATCCTGCAACTCATTTCTGAAATATACAGGTATTTCTCCTTGACACCATACATTGTTGGACTTAATTAATGTTCCATCGTTTTCCCGAATATAAAACTCTTTTCCTTCTGTCCCCTTGATTACATTGTTAGGGCGTTTCACAAATGGGTGTACGATAAAATAATGTCCTCCGATTATTTCACGTCCAACGTCTGGGTGTTTAATTTTGTCCATCCAATAGGCACACTTAGCACACACATTGTCTCTACTCATAAAAAGAAGGGTCTCTCCAGGAGGGTCGTATTCAATAATATTTTCTTCTGCATGACAAAATTTGCAAGTAACGGTTATGGGCGGCACTATTGACAGTGCGTCCTTTTGGGTTGAAAACATGTTAGTTTGGTAAAATGGGTTATAAAACAGATATGAGCACAGAACGTGCAGATCAAAATGAAATATTAGAAGCGGATAGAATCAAATATGGAATTTATCTCGTCTTTCCTGATACAAATATAAACTTTGGTTATTTCAACGCTGGAGTGATTAAATATTCTATTCAATAATAACAGCGCTTCTGATTTGTTTTCACTCGTATCATAAACATATCTTCCAAAAGTTTTGCGAAAAGTATGTGTGGAAAAATTTTCTATATTCAATTTGTACTTGATTTTCCATTCTTTCATTATTCGATTCAAGTATTGTGGGGAAATAGAGGTGCCCGTAAATTTACTTTTAAATATTAGTTCATTAGGGTTAGGGCGCTTGAGCAACATGTACAATTCTTCTATCCTTGTCTGAATATTCAGGTTAAAGGGTATTTTTCTTACTTTGCCTGTTTTCTTTTCGGATTTGGTTAACGATCCTTTATGTAGTATGTCGGACCATGTTAGGGGCAATATATCTGACACCCGTAGTGCAGTACAGAATGCCAATCGGGCATATAGCTCCCACAAATATTGACGGTCTTTATGAAGAAGGTACAATAGCTTTTTGTAGTCCTCCATAGGAAGATAATCACTTTTTGTCAATTGATTTTTCTTTGCCATACTCATTTGATTTAATTAGTTGTTACAAAAGTATGGCATTGAATTTAATTATGCAAATTTAGAAGCGATTAATATCAATATAAATCAATATTAATCGCTAACAAACTGTAATACAATATATTTAAAATCCGATAAATTTAGAAAACTCTTCTATAGATAATATAGGAATTTCCAACAATTGAGCTTTTGAAATTTTGGAGGAAGTTGCCGACTTGTCTTTTACCACCAAATGCGTTGTCTTTTTAGATACACCGCTTACAATATTACCACCGTTCTGTTGGATAAACTCTTCCAAATCATTGTCTCTAAACCCCGACATACAAACAGACATATGGGCGCATATACCATTATGGTTTATAGTTTTCTGTACTGGAGGTAAAATGGGAATACCAGTTTGGGTCAAAAACTTGAAAAACGGAGAAACACCAAGATTGAATGACTGCATCGTTTTTGATAAGATATTAAATGCCTCTGTGTTAGGCGACGGACATACATACCGCCTTTGATAAAAAGCATTTCTGGTTTCAGCATCCATTTCATCAAGTATCTTTTGGGCCTTTATTTTTCCAATTCCAGTAAAACAATCGCTTGCCTGTATTAAAGTGACCAAATCAACCCCCTGCATGATTTTTCTGTTATTTTCCAGTATAGTGTTTGATATGTTGTCTCCAAAGCCTTCTATTTTTATCAAATCGTCAAAAGTGATATTTAAAATCTCTGATATAGAAGTAAACCCAGCATTAAAAATCTTGGATAATGTTTCTTCTCCCATATTTTCCGCACCACACGTTAAATAAAAGAATACTATTTTGGCCAACTGGATTCCCGGACAATTGGGGTTGGTGCAGCATAATTCGATTCGATTTTCATTCCAATTAGTTGGTTTCCCACAATGAGGACATTCCGCCATTTCATCCCATAACTTTTCTTGTTCTTCCTGTGTTGCCGGAGAAATAGTCGATAGAATTTTGGGAATCACCCCTCCAGAGCGGGTAACCAATATTTTAGCACCTTTTGCAATTTCATGGTCGTTGATCCATCCGGCATTATATCCTGTAGGGTTTTCCATATTACAATCTCCAGTATCAACCATTTCAATATTGACTACAGGTTTAAGAGCACCCGCCTTACTGACTTTCCAGGCAATATCCTTTACTGTCGTTTCAAAAGATTCTGTAAAATCAGGGTGTTTATAAGCTATGGCGTATAAAGGGTTTCCAGAAGTTTGGTGTCTGCCAATAACTTCCCATAAACGTAAATCATCAATATAAATTACAATACCGTCAATTGGGTATATTTTGCTCCACTCTTTGAATAAGTTCATCAGCAAGTCTTCGTTCAATTCATCCACAAAAGCGAAATGATAAAGGTGTTCTTGCTGATATATACTGCAAATTGTTTCTATCAAGCTGTAGAAGTTGTTATAATCATGTAAGGAACCATCATCTACTCCATATCTGAAGAAAGAAGCATGTTGGAGGTAATCGCATGGTTCATCTCTGTTTAAAAGTCCGGCCGCTGTATTACGCGGTGATTTAAAGATGTCTCCAGTGAATTTAGAACGCTTCCCGTTGAAAAAACGTTCCCAATCATCTCTACTGATAACGAATTCTCCAAATGTATAATGAAAATCACTTGTTGGATTATAACATTGAGCGGATGCTTGATAATGGCCGGTACAATCTTGTCCCTCATTTTCTATACCCCCACGAGAATACGCTTCTCCTGTCAATTCATTATGCAGTAACGAAAGCCCGTCGAATTTGGGCATACATACGACGCCGGTACTTCCTTTTAATCCTAAAGATTGGCACCACTTCTTTAGTTCGGATATGCTTTTCACTTTGTTGAGTGATTTCATGGGAATAGGTAGGGAACGTTTTCTATTACAAGAAACCGCTGCCGGCTCTATATGTTTAAACCAATCGTTGGTAGGATCTGTTCTTTTTAACTCATCAATCAGAGAATCGTATTCAGAATCAGATATTAAAGGCTCGCCGTTTCGGTAAGCCTCATTATAGTGTTTTATTTTATCTATTAATTTCATAATGCCGTAGTTTTTAGTTTCTGCTTCCTTGAGCACGTTTTATAGATTTTCCCCAATTTTTCATAAGAGATTCGTATTGGGATTCAAATAATTTACATGTTAAATCATATAGCTCAGGAAGCATCTTTAGCTCTTTTTCTATGTAATCCATTTTAGAACCGCAATATAAGACATTGTTCATTCTGGTACTAACATTAACATGAAATTTTTTGTCAAACTCAGAATAAAGCAGGTAATAACCTTCTTTTATGCCGGCAAGACCACCCTTTCGTATTATTTGGGTTATACGTTGTCTCATGTCCGCAAGAGGTATTTCTTCGGTTAACCCCTCAATTACAGATTTCTTGTAATCGTTGGCCTCAATTAATGCCATGTTTTTCTGCTCCACCTCCACACGTTTTTGCCGCTCTTCTTTTAGTTGGGTTGCCAGTTGGATTAAAAAATCTGGAGAGGTTAGGGCTTTTTGAAGTATGTCTTGCGTCATATATGCACCATACTTGTGAATGGATGGCAGCACTTCACCGTATACCCAGTCCTGAAAGTTCTCGGCTTCTGGTTTTCTTGATTGAAACACACACTTATATAAGTTGACTTCATTTATAAAAGTGGCTTTTGTATTTTGCAACTCATTGATTATCATGCCCTCATTCTCGTATAGGGCACGCAAATCAATTAATCTTACTCCATTGCTTTTTAGTCTCTTTTTTACCTGGCTTGGATTAGATAAACCTAAAGCCTTGCATACATCAGCCAGACAAAATAAAGGCTTGTTATTTTCATCTACAGCAACTCTTACTTGTCCAAATTGGGGGTTGCTGAAAATTTGGATGTTATTTTCGTTACTCATATCTTTTAGGGTATTGCTTTGTTTATAAATATCAAGAGGGTACTCTTCATAAGGTTGAAGCGTACCCTCAATTCTATTACTCTGTTCCTGTATGACCAAAACCTTGTGTCCCGCGCTCTGTAGCTTCCAAATCTTCTATTGAAGAAACTGGGTTCCATTCTGCCTGTTCATATTTAGAGATAACCATTTGGGCAACGCGTTCTCCATCATTGACAGTAAACGGTTCTGTTCCATGATTAATAAGTATGATTCCTATCTCTCCTCTATAGTCTGCGTCCACGCACCCTGGAGAATTGAGACAAGTAATACCTTTTTTAAGGGCCAGTCCGCTTCTCGGTTGAATTCTCGCTTCATAACCATACGGAAGCTGTATATGTAATCCTGTCGGAACCAACACTCTTTCTCCAGGATTTATGGTAACTGAAGAATCAATATTTGCTCTTAAATCCAATCCTGCTGATTGTTGGGTTGCGTATTGAGGCAACGGATGCTTTGATGTACTGTAAATTTTTATTTTCATACGTTATTATTTTTATTATATTTCCACTTTCTTCGGTTCATTGCCATTGTGGGGTATATGGGACGTTCAACGCCACATAGCTTGTCATACTCATCCAATTTCAATGAACCTATATCTGATAATTCTATTTCAATATCACTGTCTATATATCTGAAATAATACATACCATTGGAAATCAATGTGCCCACGCAAGCCTTGGATATGTTACCAGGCTTCAAGCCACTGATTTTGGCTGCTTCGTTTACAGAAGACGCTACCAGTACCAATGTCTTTCTACAGTTGAATATTAATACAGCCTTGGGTTCACGAAAAATTTTCTCTGCCATCCCAAATTTGTTTTAGCAATTCTGGTGGCAGTCTTCTTTTTACTAATGAAATTAAGTGCGTGTCTGATACGACAACTCCGGTAATAAACATTTCATCTATCACTTCGTTGATGTATGCGCAGAACTGCGGGTCCACATAAGATAGGAACGGATAGCATAAACATCCGCTAATCAATTGATGCCCCTCTGTATTGATTGATACCAGTTTATCTAAAGGCAATTTGTAAGTCTCGGCAATAGCCTTTATCTGGAAATCAAACTTATAAAAGAAGTCTTCTATACTTAATTTGTTGTCGGGGTCTTTAAAATGTAGATAATATGTAGCATCAAAAACTCTGCTACCATCAAAATGAGTTCCAAAAAGGAGATTAGGGAATTCCGGGAGTGAGACTTCTGTACATTTTATATCAATTGTTTTCCCGGTTCCTTTTAAAAGGGTCATTACGGTATGATATTGTTTTTATGAACTTCGGGTGTAACCATAACCGATTGCGCCTTATCATATTTGACATTACGAATGGTGTATTCGCGAGTTTCACCCACCTGCTTTAAATATATCCGGATATTTTCTATAGCTTCGGCTGAAGAATATGCCGGTACATAAATAGTGCTGTTAGATGTTTTTGTCTTACCGGATTTCTCATCCGTATCGTAGAAAACAAGTGCAACTTGATACAAGCCGACTTCTGTATCTTCGCTTTCCTCAAAAAAATATGATATTAGCCCGCATATTAGTTCCGTATCTGTGACAAAAGTGTCGTTGTAAGCAACTTCTGCAATTTTAGTGCGGACAATTTCTATATCCACTTCTCCAAATTCATCTTTCCCTTCTGCTAACTTATAAGCTATTTGTTCTGCCTCGGTATAGCATGTAGCCATTACCAGGTCCTCAGATTTAATGGTAACAATGGCTCCTTGATCATTGGTGCCTTTGTATGCCATCTTAATACGAAAATAATTAAAACCTTTACTCATTTTAATAATGTATTATTGTTAGACATTAAATTATCGATGCAAATATATTTCTTTTTATTATATTGATTATTATAAAACATATATTTAACATATATTTTATATCTAAATGTCTATAATATAGATTATTATATTTTATATATTATAACTCATTTATACTGATGGAAGAATAGAAATAGAAACCAACTAACAGTTCCCTATCTATTCTTTCAAAAAATCTTAGTATGAATATAGTTAACACAGACACAACTTTTCGCGGCACTCCACTGGAGAGTATATTTAGGACCAGTAAAAAAACGATTCAAGAATATGTAAGAGAGATTGATCGCCATTGCAGATATAAATCTGTCCAATCTCAGGTAACACGGGGCGTTGTTTTGGATGACCGTGGTCCATTAATTGATTTATATGAAGCATGTGTACAACAAGATGCACATTTAAGTGCTGTATTGGAAACTGTAGAATCTCAAATCATAGGTGAGCGTTATATGTTAGCGCGACAGAATGAGCGTGGCAAGTATATAAAAGATGTAGAAGAAACCAAAAAGATACAAGGCTCTCAATTTACAAAGATAATCAAGGGAATTGTTGAGTCTAAATGGTATGGATACACCTTGCTCGAAATTATGCCTACGATAAACCCGTTAACAAATAAGTTGGCTGAAGTAAATATCATAGAAAGACGTAATGTGTTGCCTAATCAAAATAGGGTTGTTAAAAGGCAGGGGCAATGGACGCCGGGGTGGGATATAACCTCAAACCAATATTCCTGTAACTATATTCTTATTAATACAGGGACATTAGGGCTGTTTTCTGCAACTACCCCTTTGATATTGGCTAAGAAATTTACATTAGCTAACTATGTGAATTTCTCACACACATATGGCCAGCCTATCATTCACGGTAAGACAGAGTCTGAAAGCATTCAGGACCGACAAAGATTGGCTCAAAGTATAGCCAACGCTGCTCAAAATAAAATTGTTGTTACAGGCCTGAATGACGAAGTGGACATAAAGACTTTTACAATGTCTAATTCTGAGCATATTTATAGTAGCCTTATTGAGTTTGTAAACAAAGAAGTTGCCAATTTAATTGTCGGTTCTTCCTCAATGGCTGGAGAGACACAATCTTATGTGGGGTCCACTAATGCGCACCAAGATATTTTTCGGGAACGGATTGAGGTTTACCGGGAATATATTGAAAATGTTATGAATGAAGAGATTCTTCCACGTCTGGTTGATATGGGATATATTAAATCTGGCTTGGAGTTTAAATACGCCAATCGGGTAGAGATGAGCAACAAAGATAAAATCAGTTTATATTCTTTTATAACAGATAAATATGAGGTATCGGCGGATGAAATTGAAAAAGAATTTGGCATTGTAGTGGGTAAACAGTTTAACGCTTTATCAGAAATGATTGGTGGCGGTAACAATATGACTGGCGCACACTCTAATGACAGACACATTATGACTGATGAAGAGTATTATAAAAGATACGGATACCAGCGTGGGGAAAAACCTAATCGGACCAGGAAGGTTGAAAATTTTTTGACGGAAGAGGAATAAAGGATAGCGGTTTCTCTTCCGTCACAGCGGAATCTGAGTCAACCACTGAAGATGAAGATAACGCTGAATATCTTGCTATCTATGCTGTCTTTCAAAAATTTTTACGTGATTACGGCAATGCGGATAACCGTTGGGATTTGCTGGAAGAAATGATGGAATTACGTTCTGAATTTGCATTTAACCATGCAATCAAGGGTTTTGGTATGGACTTTGAAAAGGCATTGGATTTACTTCGCAATCATAATGATGGGCTGACAAAAATGGAGAAAGAACAACGTAATGTGTTGGTAGCAGCTTTGGACAATCTCGTTGACTTTGCTGTAGCTGAAGAATTTCAAATGTTCGCCAACCTCCCCGACGACCTTGACATTGATGACGAAGAAGATATTAAAGAGGCTGAAAGTGTTTTTTATCGATACAATAATATATACTCATCTATAGAGAATGGAGACATTGAGTATGCTATGGGGGTTGCTGCTGGATGGGTCTCTTATAGCGAGAACACTGTGCTTACATATATGACCCAAGGGGATAATAGAGTACGCCCGTGGCATCTTGCATTAGAGGGAACCAGTTATCGAAAAGCTAATTTCCCAGCATGGCTAATTCCGCCTATTGAACATGGGTGTAGGTGCTTCTTGGTGGAAGAGGCTTCAAGCGTCCTTAACTGTACACAATTAACACAAGTAGTGGGACAAGTCAATGAGATGCCAGATTTTATCAACCCTGTATTTAAAGAAAGTGTTGCAAAGGGTGGGCGTATATTTAGCAGTGCTCATTCATATTTTAGTGTTCCGAAAAAGTATAAAAAGAAGTTACGCACCATTGCTAATAGAATAAAAGGAAAATGGTTGGAAAAACAATAACTCCTAAGCAATTAGCTCAACAGTGGCTAACCCTTCCTAATAGATTTGAAGTTAATGTGTTTAACTTTGAAACATTAATAGGTAACGCTGCAAAAAAAATATTTAAGGATTCTTTCTATCTCCGTAGATTTAATTCTGCTGGTACGTTTGCGTGGGAAAACAGAAGCGATCATAAGCCCCATCCCATATTAGAAGAAACTGGAACACTCAAGCACTCGATTGTGTGGGACCGTTTTCACTCCAGCAATAGCCGTGGAATTAAAATTTTTACAGACCCTGACATGTTCCGATTCAGTAAAAGGCAATATGGAAGAAATTTCTGTTATGCGGCTATACACAATGAAGGAGGACAAGTTGCCAAATCCGGCTCTCCAGCACATAACATTAAGAAAAGACAATTTATAGGTTACTCAACAACCGTAGCTGATAAAATTACATCTTATAGCATTCGTATTTTTGATGGCTTTCCAAAATGATAGTAGAAAAACATAAATTAAATACACAAGACAATTTAACGGACACGATAGAGAAAAGCCCTACCGCACTCGTTGATAAAGACAATACAACATTAGAAGAAGTGGAAAACAATCCGCTGGAAGATGTGTATATGGCTGTTAGACGGGTGTTGGAATCTCTTCACACCAACCCTGATGATGAAAGTTCCCCCAAACTGTTTCGGACAGTAAAGATAGATAACGGACAGTTTGAACGTATTGTCCGCACACGTGGCAACACAGAATACGGTATAGCTTTTCCTGCGGCATTTATCCGATTTGTAAATGTACGTTATTTGGTGGCCCAGCAACGAATAGGAGAGGGACGCGCCACCATGCGTATTAGATTCGTACTTAATGATTTAAATAATGGGGATGATGTTGTAGAGACACATGGATTTCGGGTTTTTCAACAGATTAATGATGCTATTCAGGACGCAAAAGATTATGAGGCAGCGTTAAACGAACGATGCAACCTTACTTATTTTGATATGCCAGAATCTTTGGATCATGGGGTACAACCGTATTGGATTGATTATGAAATATGGTTTAGAACATCCTCTTCATTCCAGTACCGGAAATGGGTGGATAGATACTTGGTCATGCCACCGTTCACAAACCATTCAGACGCACCGGAACACGATACAGATGCGCATGGGGATCATGATAAGCCTAAAATTGAAGAGGTTGCAAAATTTGAGCCTTCTGTAAATACTCTACCGGAAGATAACGTTTAAAAAGCGAATTCAAATATCGTCGGAACAGAGGCGAATGCTTGCTCTCTTTTACAGAAAACATACTGTTTCTCAATTATATATCAATCGTCGAAAGGTTCATTAATCACTTTCTTAAAAGATGTGTTTTAGAGGATTCACAACCATTAGATAGGCAGACATCTATTCTTGTGAAAAAGCTCAAATGAAAACAGATGAATTAAAATATGTAGTTGGGGAAGCGCAAGAGGCAAAGCCAGTATATATGCGTTTCTACGGCCGTATCAATGAAGAAAGCACCCGTCAATTCAACGATGAGTTCTTATGGGTTCAGGACTATGTGAAGCCTTCTAAAATTGTGATTAGCATCAATAGCGAAGGCGGGAGCGTATTGTATGGAATGGGAACCTTCTCTATTATACAACAATGTCCCATTGAGGTTGAAACTATTATTGAAGGAATGGCTGCATCAATGGCTTCTGTATTATGGGCCGCCGGCACCCGTTCTTACATGCGCGATTATTCAATTTTAATGATTCACAATCCATTTGTACGCGAAGAAAACGCCTCCCCTGACAGCGAACAAATCGTAAAGGCTTTTCAAAAGCAGATCGAAACTGTCTACCATAAGCGATTTGGTCTGACGAAAGAAAAGATACGGGAGATTATGGACGGCAAAGAGGGGTGTGACGGTACTTACTTCGATGCGAGATCTGCCGTGAGCGCTGGAATATTGCCGGCGGACCACGTCCTAAAAACATCAAAACAGGTTTGCACTAAAGTTAAAAATCAAATTGAAGGAGTTGTGGAAGCAGGCGCTCTGCAAAAAATAATGGCTTCTATTAATGCAGAATTGGAAGATTTTAAACCACTTGACGTTTCCGACTCTATTCCTAATCAAAATCAAATAAACAATTCAAATTCAAAAGAAACGATGGACAAAGAACAGGAATTCGCATTTGGTTCTGTATGTGCCCAGCTCGGTTTGGAGAAAGACTCTGAAGTTTCAACTGTCATTACTCGCATTGACGCATTGAAGAATGCAGAAAAGAAAGCAAGAGAAATTCAGGCTTCATACGATTCTCTGAAAATTCAAAAAGAAGGGGTGGATGCGCAACTTACCAATGTTCAAAATGAATTGACAACGGTTAAAGAAGAGTTGCAAAATTACAAAGATGCTGAAGAAGCGCAACATAAAGCGGATATTGAGCAGTTTGTAGAAAATGCAATTTCTGAGGGTAAAATTAGCCCCGATGCAAAATCTAAATGGGTAGAAATGGCAGCAAACAATTTTGAGATGGTACAAGAGACCTTGAACTCCATCCCCAAACGTGATAAAATTTCTACTGAAATAGCAAATGATCCTGCCAATGTAGAAAATGCAAAAAATCAAATTACTGAGGCAGAAAAGAAAATGGCTAAGGCTGTTGAAGCTGTAGTCGGACCTGATTTCAAATTTGGAACACTTGATTAAACACAAACAATATAAAACATGGCAAGTTCTGTAAATTTTGCGCAAAACACTTATTCCGGTGAGGTCCTTGAAGATTTACTGACCTATACAGCGCAAGGCAACGACACATACAAGGAAGGTTTGATTCATATCAAATCAGGCATTCAGTTTAAATACACCATCCCATCAGTTCAATTGGGTAAGGTGATCCAGGACAATGTTCCAACGCCTACTTCTACTCATGGAGCGGGAGCAGGGACTACAGGCGGGTTGAACCAATACACTTTCACAGAACGTTATTTGGAACCGCAGGAGTTCATGGTATATCTCGAATTTAATCCGAGAGATTATGAAAAGTATTATCGGTTTGCACAGCCGGATGGAAACCTGGTATTCCGCGAACTGGACCCGAAAGTACAGGCAAAAATGCTCCGTCTTTTGATGGACAGAAAGAACGAGTATATCGGTGAATCTATTTGGTGTTCTGCAAAAGGTGGAAAAGAAGCGGCTAAAATCACAGCTCCAAGCGGTTGTACAGAAATAGGCGGCGAGAATGCGGGCGGACCGATGAAATATTTTGACGGTGCTATCAAACGTATTTTGGCAAACACTTCGTCCAAAGCATCAGAAACTGAAAAGGCTGGTGGACAAGTAGTTATTGCTGGTAACACAGAATTGACTACTGGCGCCAATGTAGAAGCTGCTTTCAACGCAATGTGGAAGAAATGCCCGAAACAAATCCGTAAGAAAGCAGGGTTGGTATTTGTGTGTGGCTGGGATATTTGGGACCTGTACGATCAATATCTGAGCGACAAGCAAGTGAAATACTCTGATAACACCAAGGTTAACGAATACCGTTTCAAAGGCAAACGTATTGTACCCATTGTAGGTATTCCGGAACATACCATCTTGCTCGGAGAGTTTACTACCGGTATGGAGTCTAACTTATGGATGGGTGTTGACTATGCCAATGACGCCGAAGTAGTAAAGGTTGAGCGTTTGCAGGCCAACAGTGAGTTCTATTTCTTCCAGATGCGTATGAAAATGGATGTAAACATTGTTCGCCCGGCTGAAATTGTAGCCTGGACTGCTTATAAGAATGCGGAATAACGAGTTGACTGATATTATATATGGTTTAATCACGAGGGAGTGGAGCTAAAACTCCATTCCCTTTTTTAATTTTTAGTTATGGCACGTAAAAAAAAGACCCAAGATCCGGAAGACGAAAACGTCCAAACACAGGAAACCACAAACACACCAGATATACCGGATACTTTAAACGAAACAACAGCAGGCGACAATGTAGAGGAACAAAGAGATATTGAAGGTGACAGCACAATGGTCACTGAAGAGCTGCCGGATGAAGGCACGGATATGGAAGAAATTCTCCCATCTACACCTGTCCCGGAACCAACAAGGCAGTTGTTGCAAAAGTTCCCTAATTACCAGGAACTGTACATTGATGCCAAAGGAGGGGTGTACACAAAAGACACTCAACCTAATTTGGTTACAGAAGCTATTCTTTATCAAAACCCGTATTACAAACAATAAAATTTACAAATATGGCATTAGGTGGCGTATTTATGAGTGATACCGATGGGAACATTGGAACAAACTCTACAACTTCAACTGAGAAGGTCACAGGGCTGCTGTTCGATATTTCCAAACAAGCTAAATTCTTTGAAGAAGGTGCAGGTTTGGCTGTAAAGGATAAATTGCAAGGCAATGTTATAGAAATCAATTCTATGGACGATTTGAAGGAATTGGGAATTGCTGCACCCTCTGATGATCCTAAAAATGATTTACTTTTTGGAGTGCCTTACTATCATATCAATCATTTCTTCAGCATACAGGGTGACAATGGACGTTTATTCATAATGTTCGCAAATTGTGGCGCTGATTGGAATGCTATTGACCAGATGCAACATGCCGCACACGGTATGATTAACCAACTTGGTGTGTGGACAGAGCAGTCTTTGTGGAAGCAAACTGACCCTGAAGCAGGAACATATAGTATTGATTTGGTTGCAGATTTACAATCAAAAGCCTCTTCTTTGGCGGACGAGAACGCTCCTTTATCAATCTTGTTAAACGCAAACTCTGCGGTTATCGCTACCAGTGATGAGCCTGTTAAGAAAGTCGAATTGGCAAAAATACCGACTTGTATAACAAATGCCCGTTTTGTTACAGTATTGCTCAGCCAAGGGTTAGATAAAGATGTGTCAGCAATGCAGCTTGCCAACCCAAATCTAACTCCTGTAGGAAATATTGGTGCTGCACTTGGATGTGTAGCTTTGGCAAGCGTGCAAGAGTCATTTGCGTGGGTTAACAAATTTAATCTGATTGGGTATTTCCCTGACATTGAAATGGGATTTGGCGATGTTGCATTGAATGATGGCCAGCAATTGACCAGCACTTTAAAGTATTCTTCTTTAAACAGAATGCAACTGGATACATTGGATGATAAGGGGTATATTTTCTTGTGCAAATATTCAGGATTAGAAAGTGGAATATATTTCTCAAAAGACCAGACATGCTCCAATGGAGATTACCGGACAGTTGCCAGAAATCGTACAATTCATAAGTCAAGACGCGCTGTACGCAATGCCTTGTTGCCTTATGTACACTCTCCATTAAAAGTTGATCCCGCTACCGGTTACTTATCTTCAGCCAAAATTACAATGTTTCAGAATATCGTTTCCGACATTCTCAACACAATGCAAACCAATGAGGAAATTTCCGGTTTTTCGGTGACAATTGACAAGAATCAGAATGTATTGAAGAACGATACACTGATTATTAAATATTCACTTGTTCCGGTAGGCGTTGCATCTCGTATTGAAGTAATAGAAGGTTTGGCACTAACCAATAAATAATAAACAAGATGGAAGCAATAATTAATAATGTAGCATATAGCTGGTCAATGATACGCATTTCCATACCAGCTTTGGATATTTCTGAAGACTCCACTATTATGCAAGGAGTATCTGAAATAAAATGGAATAAAGTTCGTAAAATCGAGAACAACTATGGAATTGGCGGTAATGCCATTAACCGTGGTTTTGGTAATAAGACTTGCACTGCATCTATCACAATGGACTACAACACGGTTTCACAACTGAGAGCGCTGGCTGGTTCTCTGATGGATTTAGGCGAGTTTGATTTGATTATCTCGTTTACCAATGCGTATGCAGGAGCTGATTGGACGGCTGAAACCGTTACTTTAAAGGGATGTATCTTCAATGAAGATGGTATGGAAAGCAAGCAAGACGATACAAATATTGAGAAAGAGTACAACCTGAATCCTTTTGATATTATTACAGGAGAAGGTACAAGTTCTTGGCTGTAATTTGGGTATGGTGCATATTGTACAAAGGTGGGTTGTCCAACAGCCCACCTTTTTGCATAATGTTAAAAACAGAAGGAAAAAACATAAGGTTGTGTAAATATGAGATTTATTCCTATTTTGTGTGCCACAATATCATATAATCGAAAAAAAGAATGAAGACAACAAATGTTATTAGGATCCCAAATCCTTCCGAAGAGTTGACATCTGTTATTGAAAATACCCAGCAACAGAAAAAAGAGCGCATGAAACAATTGCGAGAAAAAATTAAAAAAATGTTGGAATGATTTTATGAAAAGTATAGAAACTATTTTCTTAGATAATCAGGGCAACCATTAATTGATTGTCCTTTATTATCCGTTTTAGAGTGCATAATTGGCGATTAAGCCCAACATGCACTCTTTGGTTTTAATATATAAAGGTGTTTTATAGTCCAAATATTGATAGATGTTCTGGCGTTTCTTTAGGACTTTCTTTAACCGTACCAATAATCAATTCCACATCTTCCAGTTCTATAAATCCCAAATATTTCCAAGTATTGAATTTTTCTATTTCCGCACATTTCAATTTTGAACAATCTACAAAAGAGTCATATTCGAGGAAAGAATATTTAGAGCATTTAATTGGCATTTGCCAATCTTTGACCACTTGTGGTACATTCTGGTTTATGTTGGAGTTTATAATAACACCGCCATATACATTTCCATCACAATCAAAACCAAGCACAATAAAGAATTTATGGCGTGAGTTATCACCTTTCTTTGGTACGATTCCATTTTGTTGATTCATTTTTATACGATAGACATCCCCAACTTTAATTGTCTTTCGGGCAATATCTTGTATGGAATCATCTTCTAAAAGTTCTGAGAGGATTGTCATGCTAACGCTTGTTCTAATTCAATTTGTTCTCTTATATATTCCAGTGTCGCTTCATCAGCTCCAGATACTTTCGCCATGCTTATAGGAGAAATAACATTTGAACCATTTAAGTGATGGTATGCTTCGTACCAAGCATCATCATGTGATTTTTCTTTGAGTTGACCAAAAGTTAGATGCGCATTTTCATTAATAGAAGCATCCAAAGCCTCTATTTCTGATTTTGAAATATAATTCATATCAGCCTCACATTTAGGTAATAATACGTTAGGCGCATCTTTACCAGCAAAAAGAACATTGTCTGAGAACAACTCTAACAAGTCTGTATTAGGGATATTGTATCCTTTGACAACATCATACAATAGTGTTGGTACAGGACCGTAGTCAAGAGCATAGAAAGTATCAGATATGATTTTCTCTCCCCATTTAGCTAAATGTTTTAATTCGGCAAAATACAAAATCTTGAACAAGTGGTAATAGTCAATGCCTCCTGTTTTCTGTAGCACATATAATGCTATTTGAATCAACTTTTTCTGTTCGTATTTTCTCATCAGTAAATCAAATGATTTCACAAAAGTATTGAGATTTATCTAAATAACAAAATATCAGCATTTAAAAATAAAAAATCATCAATCAGGCAACCATCTTTTTTCTTTTGTTCTATTCATAGATAAAAGACACTAAATATTTAATCAATAGAAATTATGGAAAATCAAAACGACGATTTCCTCATGCCTGAGAAAATTCAGACTGAGATTGAAAAGAAAGTAAAAGAGCTGAAAGATTCGGACCCCAAACTGAAACGTGTATTCCCGATTTTGGTAGAGGGAGATGAAGATGAAGGCGAAAAGCCATACTATATCGGCTACTTTAAGCAGCCACCCTTCCCGGCGTTCAGCAAGTATCTGTCCCTTTCCCAGAAAGACCAAGCCGGTGCCATGCGAGAATTGGCAAAAGACTGTTTCATAGACGGTGACAAGGAATTGATAAAAGACGATTCGCTGTTTATCTACGGTCTTATGCCTCATTTGGCTAAAATTATCGAGATGCGCAAAGGAAGACTCGTAAATTTATCAAATGCTGGGAAGTAAGAGACGATCAGTTTATCCGTCACAGACAGATATTCATACGGCATTATTTTCCCAGCGTAAATATAGATGAATTAGACGATGAAGAGTTTGCGATACTGTCGGAAGAAGCCGCATGGCTTCATAGCAAAATGCTTATAACTCAACAGGCAAACGCGCTTGGTATGCTTGCATAAAGCGTCTCGTTACCCATCTTTTACCAAAGCCCCTTATTCACAATTGGATAAGGGGCTTTTTCAATCTTTCAAGGTATCAAATCGCTATTCTTTAGAAAACATAAAAAGATGGCAGAGAATTATATCGTTAATTATCAGATAAACGTGAACTCCAACCCAGCATTGGAGTCTATACGTAAGTTTCAGCAAGCCACGGCTGAAATGGAAGCGTTGACAAAACGCTTTGATGTTATTGCAAAAAGCATTGGCAAAGTCAACTCTGCATTGGCTTCTATCAATACAAAACCAATTGATATAAAAATTAATACCAGCGCAGCAGAGCAGGGACTCAAACGTATATTGGGGCACCTGGAGGCAATCAAGAAACAGTCAAAAGCTGTATTGGGAGGGGCGGCAAGTAAGCCTTTGTATTCATTTTCGGATATAAAGAAGCTTCACAACACTATCAATTCAATAAACGGTACTTTAATACAGCCAAAGGCTAATACGGATAACGCCATAAAAAGTCTCGACAAATTATTGGCGAAAATTAATGAGATTAAATCAAATAGCAGGATTACCATAACAGCAAGCGCTGCCGGAGCCTCCAAAGCAGCTTCCAGCAATGCCTCCAAAGCCGGTATCCCAGTTGTACGCATGGCAAGGGAAACAGGAGCTGGACACAGTACCTACTTATACCCGTCTACCCGACAGGTATTGGGGCCAACATATGCTAATACGGGAACAAATGTTGCTGGAGAAATGATTAAGGGCATGGGAGTTGCCTATGGACTCAGCTCTTTAATGTCGGGGGTAACTTCTGTTTTTAGGGATGCTTCTGCCTATGATAACATAACTCAAACCACTAAAAACATCCTTCAGGCTCACGATAAAAATATAGGTTTCGAGGCCCGATTTGACGAAATGAACCAACTCATGCGCCAGGTTGGTGTGGAAACCAAATATACGGCCCCGCAAGTTGCTGAAGCCGGTAAATTCTTGGCTATGGCGGGTTTTGATGTTGATCAGATAAAACAAGCCGTTCGCCCTATATCAGATATTGCACTTGTTGGTGATACAGATTTGGGAGAGACAGCGGATGTCGTAACCAACATTATGACCGCTTATGAAATCCCCGCAAAGCAAATGGATAACACAGCCGATATTCTTACAATGACATTCACAAAAACAAACACAACATTGTTGGAGTTGGCAGAATCATTTAAGTATGCTGGTACGGTAGCTCACCAATCAGGACTGGATTTTGAAACAGCATCTGCTGCATTAGGTGTATTGGGCGATGCCGGTTTGAAAGGTTCTCATGCAGGTACAACATTGCGTATGATGTTGTTAAATATGATGAACCCTACAAAAAGGGGACAAGAAGCGTGGGATTTATTAGGTATTAGTACCAAAGACAAGAACGGCAACCTGAGGAATTTTACTGATATTTTGAGCGAATTGCATGAGAAGCAGCAAAGTATATCTTCCGGTGATTTTACAACATTAATCAACGAAATGTTCAGAGTTACCGCAGCGCCGGGTGCGTTGGCATTGATAAATAATGTGGGAAAGGTGCAAGAAGTAACCGGACTCAACAAAAATTCAATGGGGCTTGCTTCAAATTTGGCTGATGAGAAGAAAAACACCATACAGGGTCTGTGGTATCAGATGACTTCCGCATTTACGGAAACTGGAATGCAGGGATTTGAACAGATGCAGGGAGCAATCCGTGATTTTCTCCAACGAATGATTGAGTTGATGAAATCCCCCAAATTTGCCACAGCATTGAAAAACGCAATGGACATGTTCTTGAAAATAGCCAATGTAATCGTTGACGTATTTAACAAGATTATGACCATGTGGAATTGGATACCAAATTGGGGCAGAACAGCATTGCAATGGTTTATAAAAATCCAAATGGTATCAGGTGTTGTTGCGGGAATCGGGCAGAGCATATTAAGCACTGTGTTGATGGTACGTGCAGTGTTTATGGGAGATTGGTTATCAAAATTCTTTTTAAAACCTCTTTCTACTGCTCTCGTCTATATGGTACGGATATATAATATAGAAAAGAGCCGTTATGGTTTAAACAAAGGAAAAGCTATTTTTAATACGTTAGGTGGTAGTTTGTTGTATGGTGGAGGTAAAATCAAGCAGTGGCTTGTTAGTGGAGAATCAATAGGTAATGTTGTTGCAAATAGTGGCGGTAAAACAATAAATAATCTTACCCAAATGGGTGGCGCAACACTATGGGGAATTATAAAAAAAATTACGCGTTCTTTATTAACCAAACCTATAGGCTGGGGCTTGATGGTAGGAGCAGCTATCACTTATATAGGTTCTAAAATTGATGACGCATATAAAATAACAGAAGCCGCCCGCCAGGCCAATGAAGCATGGGCACAAAGTTATCGTAATTTGAATGTCGACAAACTTAAACTGTCAGACCCGGATGCTTTAATGATAGGTAATATGCGCATATTCAATAACGAATTGTTAACCCAAAACGAGCGTATTGCCCAGTCTACTGAATTATGGCATCGTTATTGGATAGAAAAGAACGGTCCCAAACAAAGCGTGGATGATCAGACCAAGTTCTTTGATACAGCCGCAGGCAGAGATCCGGAATTGCTACAACGATTGGAAGCCGCAGACCAATGGACAGGCGTAGATAAAACTTTCCGCTCATTGTTCAATGCTTTGGGAATGAAGCAGACTTTCCAAAAAGGATTGAACGGGGAAAATTATTATGCGTATGAATTGCACGGACGTACTTTAAGCGGGACAAATACAAATGTTTTTGCGAGTAATGGAGAAATAAGCGAACAGGTAGCCGTTCAAATGATGCTGGCTCAATTGGCGGATCATAATTCCAAAGAGAATCTGGATTTGAGCAAATATCTTTTGCACACAGCCACTTCTGCTCGCAATTCCAAGGATTTGTCTAATATATTAAGGAATGCCGCAGACAGGTTTATTCCTAAAATGGGTAGTTGGGATCCTAAATGGGATTGGATTAGTGCAGAAACATTCCACGATGACATGACTGAAGGGGACGTGCACCGTTCACAAGCGTATATACGGCACCTGATTAAGATTATGCAGGGAACAATTAGCGCGTGGAACGATTATGCTTCAATTCTTAGGGATTTTGAATCCGGCCAAACCATAGACCCTATAAGAACCCAAAGAATATTACAAGGATTGTTTGGCCCCTTATTTGATCCTACAGAAGGGTTGTTCGGAACCGAAGGTTGGACCAAGCGCGTGCAGGATATTGTAAACAATCCAGATAAATATAATTTAGAGAGCGAACAGGCTGCTGTTGATTATATTACAGAAACATTTGACCGATTGCTTTCCTGGTATGATGATTTATATTCCGGGCACAAATCATTGTTTGCCCCGTTCATAAACCGAACGCCTATACAGAATCTTTTGAAAGAAGGGGATGTACTGCCAGCTGGTGGATTTTATGGACCTAAGGGCGAAGGGGAGACCGCAATCTTTGGTGGTGTAAAGTATGTATCAAAGTCGGTTGCTCCATACGCTACCCCTCAATGGGTAGATACAACCGGGAAAATATATACTCCCAAATCAGGCAAGGACGCCTTTCAATTGGATCCGACAACAGACCAAGATTTGGCTTCCAGTATTCATAATGGTTTGGACCAATCTAAATACAAAAGCCATTATAATAATTACAATGCCGCTCCCAAACAAATGATAGTACGTATTGAGAATTTAATGCGCGTTGATCACCAAACCATTGATATGACGGATGAGAGGCAGTCTGCGGCACTGGCAAATATAAAACGGGAAATGGCCGCAGCTTTATTAGATGTAGTTCAAGATTTTAATGAAAATATAGCATAATATGAGTTTTGTCAGTTCTTCATTTTCTAAATTAACAATAAATGTCGGCAATGGGTTAGCGCATACAGGTATAAATGCAGCTTTTTATGCCGCTAATTATAAAAAAAGAGATGGTCAGTTGAAGTTTATATCCAATAGAGGATACAGTAATGTGTTTGTGTACGCTGCAAAAAGAACAATGATGCAGATGACTTTTGCCACCATCAATGACCTTTATCCTAAATATATACGCCAGTTGGACAGAAAAAAAACTGCTGAGTCTTATCAAAATAATCAGGGAAAAGAACTCCAAAAAATCATAGAGAATGGTCAGAAAACAGATCAAGACACCTTTAATAAGCAGGGGGTAACTTTAAAGTATCGGGGAAAGCCGGCGAACGAGGGGTTACTTCTTTGGATTAAAAACGAGAGCGGCCAGCCACAATCAACGGCTTTTAATACATATTGGGATAAAATAAAGGGGCTAAGTAATGAAGCTGCTGCCAGTTCTTCGCTAAATGCAGCTACAGAGGTAAAAGTGCCTGGAGAATTGGTGTTCTTGGATTTGGGAGCCATTGTGCAGGCACAGAGTTCTAACAATCTCGTGCTTACTAAGGTGCAGGGGCGAGATTGTTCTCGTAAAGAATTGATTTCAGGGGGCGACGTTAGTTTCACTGTAACAGGAGAAATTACAAGTAATTATCCGGACGTATATCCATATGCAGAAGTATCCAAATTCATTACATTAATGCAACACAAGGGTGTTATTCAGGTATTTAACCTGATGTTCCAGCAATTTAATGTTACTCAAATTCTGATTAAAGATTTCAATATGGGGCAGAAAAAGGGGTTCAAGAATGTTCAGCCATACAGCTTCACATGTGTTGCCGTTGAACCTGATGATGCGGTAAAAGTCGTTGAAGACACTATCAATGGAACTAATATTGAAATATCGCAAATGAATAAAAAGGGGTGGGCTAAGGTATTGCTTGACCAGGTAAAAGCGTCTGCCGCCAATCAGGCCGCTCAGATGATAGAAACATTAACATCAAATGTGATTTAATTATGAAGAGTTCTAATGCAATTGCATACCAAGACGGATTGGACATCTTGGTATGCAAAATTATAATTTGGGAACCATCCGATAAACAGATTATAGACATTAGCGATCCGGACGAGAACAAGTGCCTGGTATTGCGTGAATGTCAAAGTATAGAAATAGAAGAGTCTTATAAAAAACTTATAGGTACAGCTTCTGTAAGATTTCCAAGAGGGACTGTGATAAAACGTACTGTTACAGCTAATGGAATAGAAGAAGATGGGGTTACTTCTATATACACCGAACGTTTGAACGATGGGGCGATAATCGAAAAGCGTCCCGGTTATTCAGTGGCCCAACCAAAAGACTTTAAAGTTGGGCAACGAATCCGTATATATTTAGGATATTACCGGGACAAAGGAAAAGTATTTGCGAATGAAAAAGCCCGCCAGCAAGAAATGGAAAAAGAAGCGTTGGGACACGCGCCTAATTTTGATGGATATATTGTCAAATGTGGCGTCTCCACTCCAATAGAAATCAAATGTGAAAGTGTTGCGAGTAGCCTTAAACGGAAGACTTGCCCAAACATCCTGATAAACAATGCTACCATTTCAGATTTATTAAAGGCTGGAGGAAAGTACGATCTATTGAAAGGCACAGGATTGGAGTTACACCCAGACACCTTAAAAGAGAAAATAAACATCGGAAAAATCCAATTAAGTGATGACCTTACGATAGCAGATGTACTAACCGAATGGGGAAAATATGGTTTGTATTGTTTTCTCTGTTATGATAACGACAAGCCATATATAAAGGTTGGAATGCCCTTTTCCAAGAACAAAAACATGCTTATAGAGAACGACAGCGAACCATCAATGGGAACATTGATTCAATTCAATTACCATGTGGCAAATGACAACCTTACACTAATGAACGTAGATCCGGCATATCTGGCTGTTTCAGCCGAGGGATTCCGAATGGAAGGAAAAAAGCAGATTAAATATAGTATAACTATAAGGCTAAATCCGGAATGGACTGGAAGCAGCGACACCGAACATAAGAAGTTTCAACTTCTCAATGAAACCAAACTGAGTACAAAAGCTATGAAGTTGGGGGCGGTCACTAAATCCAAGTCCAGAGACCGTGTTGATTTAAGCAAATACACTGTTATCCCCTACATATCCAGAAAAATAGGTGTTACAGAAAGCGAATTGGTTCAGGAAGCTGAAGAATATTTTGAGAATTATAACCAAAATGGAGTGGATGGAACCTTGGTTATATTCGGAGATCTAAACATTAAAGCTGCTGCAAAAGTTGAGTTATTAGATTTCAGAGAACCTGAGAAAAACGGTTGGTATCGTGTAGAAGAAGTGAATACGAAATTTGGAGTGAGTGGTTTTCGGCAAACCCTGAAATTGCCGTATTGCATAGCAAAACCCGAAAAAGAATAATTATATGAAACACATCACAAACGATTTAAGCGCAAACGAAACTATCTATGAAGCAATCAGGCAAATAGCTTTTCATAAGTTAGTTAATCCACGTACCAACGTAATGAAAAACACATCTAAAATATCAGGTTACGTTGTAAAAGTTCATACTGACGCTGATGATGCGCTGTGTGGAACGGTGGATGTACAAGAATATTTATCAAGCCTTTCAGAACAACAGTCTTTGGAAAATGGCTTGCCGGTAGGTTTGCATGAAGGGGTGTACCTTTCTGCTATCCAAAACAATGAAAACGGTATGGTGATTATCCCTTATCTTTATTCAGACGTAGTAATCACAACAGACCCCGCAACATTGCGTGAATACGTTATCCAATATTCTCATGCTGACACAGTACAAATAGATGCACACAATAAAGTTGTTATTGGGGTCACAGAAACCAAGGAATGGGAGGACTCTGAGGACTCTCCTGATATAGATGAACTGGAAAAGACAGGGGTTCATGCGCACACCACTTACACCCCTGTATCTATATTGTCAGAGGTAGCTAAGGGGGATAATGAATCAGATAAAAGTATTTTTCAAGTCACTGCTGATAACATTGTATCTCAGCATGATAAAAGCCAAATACTTCTTGATGCCAAACAGATTTTGGCCAAATACAATGTCAAGGAAATTGTAATAAAAGAGGATGGGGTGTATTTGGGTAGTGGAAGTGCTAAGGAACCCGGCGTATTAGGAAATCAATTAGCAACTTTATTGGTTGATTGGTTAGGAACATTATCCCAAATGATGACACCAACAATGATGGGTCCTCAGCCACCAGCCAACTTAGCCAAATTTGTGTCTCTACAAGCAAAAGTTAATTCATATAAGGCATCCATATCAGGATTTTTATCAAAAACCGTAAAAGTCGCAGAATAATGGCAAAACTAAATGAAGGTATATCACAAATAGAAAAGGGGAGCATACTGGAAACAATGTACAATCGTTTCGTGTCAGGTATGGAGCAAGCATCTCACGAAACACTCCCTGATTTTACAGGGCCAGAGTACGTTGATGGATATGTAGTCAATGAAGAGAAAATTAAAGATGAAATAAGTGATTATGAAGATATTACCCGAAAAAACGCTGCTTATTTATTGGCAAATACGATTGTCGGTAGTTTGACGGGAGGCGGTGATGGCGGGGAAGGTGGAGGCGGTTTTGTTTCCATCAACGGTGATTCTATGGCGGGGAAATTGAACGCCTTGTATGGTTTTGCGGCAGGATTTAATGGCATCAAAATTCTGGATGTCTATCAAATTTCTAAGCCTAACCAAGATAAAAAGACAAGCATCGTCTCTATTGATGGAGAATTGCATTTGTCTTCATGTGGACTGTATATCAATAATGCGAATATACTAAAGTATGAGAGCTATATACTGTCCATTAAAGCAGGCAATATATTATTGGACGGTAATGTCATGTGCAGTGGGCGCATCACATTAGAAGAACTGGAGATTTCCAATAACGGTATTAAGTATAAAGATTATGACTTTTATCATGCCGGCAACTCTAACAAAGAAGATGTTAGCTGGACCATGAAAGACGGAACAGTTGCAGGAAACTTATCTGTATCAGGAGACGGTGTTTTTGGATCTTCAGTGTCTGCTTTGTATGGTGTTAAATTAGGGTTTGAAGGTACAGATGTATTGTCCGTTTCAGCTCCAAGATTAGCCCAGTTAAGGGGCGATTTGAACCTAATTGGATGGGTAGGGATACAGTTGAATGGAAATTACGTTATTCATGCAAAAAACAGCAATATCATATCTTTTTCTGCCAATGATAAAATTCTAAATTTTGGGGATGATGGCACCAAACAAATAAATCTACAAACCAGTGTTTACGATGATGACGGTGAATATGAATTGATTTCAAAGTTCGGTTCTGCTTATTTCCCCGCATCGTTTAAAGCCGGTCATGGATTAGGAAATGTATTGGTTGAGACATATAAGAAATCTTCCGAAGATGCAGGATTGATTTTCAAACGTTACATAAGATTCAATACAAAAGACGGACCAGGGTTTTATAGTAATGGTGATACGATATTCCTTGAGGCTCCATTCAAATATAATCAAGGATCTGGAGACAATGTCACCTCAACAATAGAAGTAAAAGAGTCATCTTTCGGCTATATAGAATCATCAAGTTTATACGCACCGTTAAACCGAAAGTCGTCCAGTCTTAAATTTTCTACAGATGCTGATTTCTTTGTTTTTAATAAAGCCATTGAGGGGGAAAAATCAATAGGAATTGCAAATTCTAAAACCCGCCTTCTTGACAATGAACTATTCTTTAATGATTCAATCTACTGGCTGGCTTTAGAAAATGGGGTTAAGCATTACGGTGATGCCTATTTTGTGAACAATATTGGCTCCGTTGTTTTCTCCAGTGGTTTTGCAGGAAGCGGTTGGGGGATTATTCAAAATTTATTGACTGGCAATATAGAAGCGACATTTGATGGGCTTACAATTCGTAAAAAAGCAAGATTCTATGAATTGGAAGTACAAAAGCAATCTGTTACTAATGGGTCTTTGTGGGTCAGTGACTCTTGTTCCGGAGACTTGGTAGAAGAAATAGTATAAATGGCAATATACACATTCAAAAAATATAAAATTTCTCTTCAACACGACACAAAAAAAACTCAAGGATTACGCACCGGAGATATAATCAGAAGACAATATTTTGACGGTAAAAATTTAGTTTATTCCTTAATGTGTGTATTAAATTACGGAAAGGAAGAGGTACTTGATCCTAAAACCGGCAGAACTGTTGAGCGTAATTATTTTATAGGAGCATTGCTCGAAGGAGATGTGCCAAAATCGGAGCAAATATTGGATTTTGCACGTATCACCAATTTATTTGACACTTCCCGTTCCGGTGCTATGTATTTGACAGGCTCTGATGACCAGGCACCATACATGGATGTAATAGATGGTATTGGAAGAAATGCCAGCTTGTGTTGGCCTGAAAATGTAGCTACAAAAGATTATACCAATCCAAAATCTCAGTATATAGTGAAAGGGGCGGTAGATGTCGATTACCAGCCGTCAATAGAGGATAACTATCGGGTACTCCATTTAAAACGACAGAATACCGAGGATAAAAACTTTATTGGAATTCAACAAGACTTCAAAGAATACGTCAAAAATCCCAATAGAGTGCTTATTTCTTATAAAATCAAGTCTTCCCGTGAATTATCCTGCAAGATAAGTTTGGGTTTTCAGGACGGCACACGGATTGATGGAGAAGAGGATTATACGGTCACTACAGATTGGCAATACAAACTACATGCTGTTACCATTGATTATTCAGGAAGGTATTTGCGTACTCTAAAATTGGATACATCTTCCATGAAAGCACATGATGAAGTATGGATAGCGGACTTCAACATCATTTTGCTTTCCAGTGTTACCAATTTTAATGATGCTTGTCACACTCGCGTAGGAAAGCTAACCGGCATTATTGACCCTGTTTTTGGGCAGTTGGACAGTTATGGAAGTTATATACAAAAACTTTTTGCTTCTGGTTCTGCTCATATATCAGGAACTTTAACAGCAGGGGATGAAAACGGATTTGCTGCAACCTTTTATGCAGGAAAGATACATAGAAATACTTTTGTTAACTCATTGAATGTGGAGTTTACAACACCTGTAATCACGGATGATCATATTGACAACCCAACAGGTATAGGTAATGTGTATAAAATTGATGGCAATGCCACAATGAGGGCACAGACCAATAAATGGCTATTGAAAAATATAGGCCAATCTTATACCTTATCGTTTTGGCTATATGCTGAGGCTGGCGGACAGCTCTCAGTACTTCAAAACAACAAGGTTATTGGCACTATACAAATAGAAGAAAGTGCAACCTTATATTGGCAATATTCTTAACTCTTTTAAAAATACACACTTAAATATTTTATAATCAATATGTTATAAAGTGAATGATTTTAATAGAGAAACAAACAAGGAACAAAAACAGGAATTAAAGTGATTTCTCGTTTTTCTATTTGCACTCTGTTTCTTTCTTTTCGTTTGTTTGCTTTCAGAGTGCATTCCGAGCAATTTTATCTGCTCTCATCATTCGAAGAATTTGCTCCTAACTTTAACTAACAAATTATTTGCAGCTCATAAAGAGAATACAAATTATTATCTCTTGAAGTTGTATTGCTTGTAGCAAAGATAATCTTTTTTGTACAGGCAGCCAAAAATGCCTGCCTATATTTAGTTTAATTTAGTTTAGCATATATAAGGCTAACAAACTAAACCAAACTGGATTTTCATGTTACTTTTGTGATTTTCCCATTCTACCCATACAGCCAAAAGAGAAGATAAGCTCTTGCCTCTTTTCTCTTTTCGCTGCGATACTCTTTACTTCATAGACACCTTTTACACACATCCGTACCGAGTAAACTCCCACATGCTCGCATATCAACTTTCGGTCTGCCTGATGGGAATTGTGTCGCAAAGGTATTTGCCATGTCTTTATTGTATGCAAGGTTGTAACCTGAAGGTTCACTATAAAATCTCCACGCTCCGCTTCGCAGAGGTAGTATTTTGTAGTGAAACCCTGCATACATAGCCATGCCACCTGTTGAAGCGACATAATTTCAATCAAGCCCGAAAGTAAGTGAAATGCTACAGGAGGGAAAGTAACAAACTTAAAACTTAGTATTTATGGCAAATTATGCAACCAACATTTTCCACGCAAGAACGGAAAATAAAACAGACCTCGACAAAATAGAGGATTTCTTGGATGACACTTTCAGCGAATTTACCAATCGATATGGTGATAGTGTAGATGCAGAATTTTCCTCTCGTTGGGTGTATCCAGAAGAAGAAATCAAAAAATTGGTAGAATCGTTGGAGGACAAAGATAAAGTCTATATCAAGATTCTAACCTATGAATTTGAAGATGAGTACGTGAGCTTTAGAATATTCTCTCAGGGAGAATGGAAGGTCAAATTAGTGACTGAATGAGTAGAAGAAGATAAAGTAAAATTATGGTCTATCCTACAGCAAAGAGAGATTATTAAATACTGTGACGAAGTAATTTTTACAATTTTACAACATAGAACCATGACACAGATAGCAATGAAATTCGTCCAATGGGATGTGCCCGAATTGGAAAAACTGAAAGATAGCAAGGTTTACAAATTACGGGAACGTCTTGATAATGGCGACAAGTTGAGTCGGGAAGAAAAAAACTGGCTCACCCGCAATGTGAAAGAGTGCTGCCATTTCAAAAGAGGTATCGCTTTAATGGGCTACCGTTTTGACTTCTCCGATGTTCTCAAACGGTATTTCGTGAAACAACACGGACATATTGCCGAATATTATGCCATTGACAAAACCGCACTACGTTCTGTCCTATATGGTCGAATTGAAGATATAATCGAAGTACAATAAAAATCAAAAGAAGCATGAAAGTAACAATTGAACACAGCTTTTGCCCCTATTGTGACGAGGTAACTGAACTTTATTTCCGAATCATTAACACGATTCTTTTTTCTGGCAATGAGGCGGAATTGCGTGAAAGCATGAGACAGTTGGAGAAAAAAACTCCACTTGATGAGTATTTCACATACGGTTACGGTGCACGACACCTTTGGGTTTGCCAGCGACGCCCCAGCGACAAAACCAAAATATTCGAGTATCGTATTATGATGGTTGAATTTCAATGACACCTTGGACAAATATCATCGACTGGCTGGAATGGAATCACCCATTTCAGCCTTACTTCCATTTTCCTTTTATAACTTTTTCTTTTGGCTGCGCCACTTCCTTTTGTAGAAACCAGCCATTCACGCAAAGCGAATTGGAAACCACTTTGTGAAAAGTCTGGTTCTCCCTGCCGTTTTTCCTTCCAGTTCCATTTTTTTTCGATGCAGATATCACTATCCTCCAAGGATGGGCTGCCTACGCTTCTGTCCACTCTTGGCTGACACATTCCTTATGCAGTGACCTTTTTTCTGATTGGACGGTATTCTGTTTGTTACAGTCTCAATTCAAGCCAGGCATGTCTCGCTTTGGCTTTGCTATTCTTCACTGACTTTCGGACGGATGTCTCGCCTTTGTGCCGACATTTGGCTTTGCTCTTTTTCCTTATCATTACCGGTTTACTTGTTTCCCATTTTCCATAATCGCTTTTTATCGAAGCAATCATCATTTTTCCTCTGCAAAGATAGTATGCCGACGGGAACGACATGGTTGTCTTGACCAATGGCGTAGCCGCCTCAATCTTCCTTTATCGAGCCTTCGATTTTGCCTGTGGCTAAAAATAAAGCGTATTGACGCGCTATCCTTGGCGCATCCCTTAAACGACATCTACTTTTTAGGCAGTGTAAAAATTGATTTAATAACTTCTAAAAGCAATTCAACATGAAAAAGATTGAAAACAATTTCACAGTAACCGGATTCTTAGGTAAAGACGCTGAAATCCGAGAGTTCACCAACAGCAGTGTCGCACGTTTCCCATTGGCCGTAAGCCGTCAGGAAAGGAATGCCGAGGAAACCAACCGCATTTCAGCCTTTATGAATATTGAGACTTGGCGTAAAAACGAGAATACTGGGTCATTCGACCAACTGACCAAAGGTACGATGCTCACCATTGAAGGCTACTTTAGACCTGAAGAGTGGACCGACAAGGTCGGTGTGAAGCACAATCGTGTTGTTATGGTGGCTGTCAAGTTTTATCCTCCTATCGAAAAGGAGGATGTTCCTGAAAAGCCGGTAAAGCCCGTGAAAAAAGGCAAGAAATAATTCTTGCCTTATCATGAACAAAGCGACCTTCTGGTCGCTTTTGTTTTGCTCATGACCAGATTAATACGCATCATACTTTTATAAGTGGCTGTTGCGATGCCAAGCTCCAAATGAAATCTTCACCCGGTAATACTGTTATACTTAGATCCGCTTGATGAACAGGCAGATTACGATTTTCAATAGAAAAAAGAAGACTCTCTCAATTCCATACCTCTGAGCAGCTTTCCAGTCCCTCTTATAACCATATATTCTTCCCAAAAGTGAGGTTACGTCCGCCGTCCATTAATTTTACAGTGCGAAGTTAAGTCGGACGTGAACCTGCAAGGCGCGTTTCATTTGCAGTCAATGCCGTTCAAATGAAATCCTTCAGATTCCGCTTCCTCCTTGCATTGTTCCCTTCTTCCGCCTTGTGGTTTGCACGTAAAATCAAATCCCACCGGACGAGGTAAAAGCCTCTGAAGGGAAGGGAAAATAAAAAATTAGAATGTATGAAACAAATAATTTGGTCAAGTGATGCTCTATTGGATGAAATAGCAAGAGAGTATTATCAAAATTTCAAGCGAGAAGAACTGGACGATGATGCTTACAAAGTCAGCGATGAAGAGTGGTCGGACGAAGTGTATAATGAATTGGGGGATGAGCGGCAGAACCTAAACAAGGATGTCAATGGAGTCATTATTGCATTTGGAGATTTAGGATTGTGGAACGGACGCAAACAAGGCTATCAAATTTTGGGTGACAACATTGCCGGGATATTACAATCTACACAGTATGATGCAGAGTGGTACGGTGACGGCTACGATATACGAGGCCGTATGTCGCACCATGATGGCACGAATTATGTTTTGTACCGTGTCGCTGAAAATCGTGACGACGCAGAACAGATTGCCGCAAAAATCTACAACTATGAAATTGACGAGAATGGTTTTCGCCAAGTTACACGTTCCCTCCACCCCTATGTGGCAGCAGTGTATGGCTGGAAAACTCTACAGGACAACCTCGTTCAGGTAAAAAGCCTGTAACCTGTACTTAAACAAATGCCGTAACGCTTTCTCAAGAGGCTGTTACGGCACTTGTGTTTTATGCCGTATATTTCTGCAAAAATGTGGTGGGAAACCAGTCCTTTTTACACATTTATGAATGTCCCCGCCCAACTGTTGTAGGTGACCGCTTGTGCCAGTTTCCTTTTTTAGACTCCGGCCCTCCTTTATAGCCCCATCCCAGCTACCCCCTATATTTCTATCCCGCAAGCCTGGTTATTTCCCTGCAAAATTCGATTGCCGGCTGTCCGTCCTGTCAAGGATCGCTGACACTTGCTGCTGTAAAATCTTCCTCTCCGAAATATCGAAGAGTGTATTTTCCGCATCCTCCTTGCCTGTTCTGGCCGCCAATCCCGTGGGCAGAAAAATAATCAACCTTTCGGTACAGGAAGTATCGAAGGGAAATAAATAAAATATTAATCTTTAAAATTTGAGGCATTATGACATTCAGAGAATTTATGTTAGAGAACGGTTATGAATTGCAAACAACCTTTTGGAATGATTTTTCCATTGCTGACCGATTTGGTCTTTCGGCGGTACAGGACACTTTCAACCGTGCTTTTAAGGAGTGGAAAGAGAACTACAAGTATCTCACGGAACTGGTTTTAGTGCTTAACCATAAGATATGGCAGTATTATGAAACAAGGCCGGAAATTGCGACATTGTATAATACCCTTTGGGCACAAGCCAGTCAATATGCAATGGAGTATCTGAAAGATGACGAGCTAAGCTATTATTATGATGTAACGGATTGAATGCTTCAGCTCCTCCCACAGGAACAAAAGAAAGCCGGCTTTTGTCGGCTGTTCTTTGTGTGGTCATTCCCTTTTTTATCACTCCGTTTTACCCTTGTATAAAACGAAATTATTTCGTTTCAGGCTGCTACCAGTCAGGACTTGTTTTTTCCTGTGCAAAAGTATTGCCACGAAAAACATTCAAGTACCGCTACGCTATTTGAACACAATTTTTCAGTAGCTTTCCCGATTTTCAATCGCTCAAATGTCGCATATGCTCCATACCGCAACTGTAAAAATTCTGTCCAAATTCCTTGCCTGCTTTTCCTTAAAGGCAATCTTGAATGCACGTAAAAATCAAATCCCGACTGGAGAAGCCTAAAGGCTTCCGAAAAAAGGGAAAAAAAGAACATGATGTTTAATAGCTAAATTTTGAAAGTATGGAAATTCAATTTGTGATTGTTCGTTCAGAAAATGCAGAGTATTTGTGTCACAATGTAAATGGAACGTATGTGGATGTCAGCGACCCATCAACAGAATTTGTTTCCGGAGAGGATGAATTTCGCTTGGTAGAGCCGGACAGCTCCCTAACGCGGAAAGAATACGAGTTTCGTGGAGAACGCTTTTATCTCATGCCTCAATTTTATGGCAATGGCTGGTTAGCACTTACTTTGCAAAGTGTGGAAGATGAAGCAGAGTATATCGTGCTATCCGTCAATTTGGAGAGCATGGATGCACTCGATTTGCCAGACCGTACATTTATTGATGTGAACCATTATCCGGATGCAATGGAGTTTCTGGAGACAAATAATTTAGCGACTTATTCCGGTTACAAGCGTAGAAGCGGATTTGTAGAATATCCAATGGCGGTATTGAATCTTCCTTTGCTTTATCAGCACGCCCCGCAGATTTTCCAAGAGGCGAATATCGAATGTTTTTAAATGGTTTTCTGAAAGTATGGTACTGATGACTACCAAAGAGATACCGTATCGGTTAAATCCTATCGGTATGGTATCTTCTTTTGTCCGAAGACAGGTGGCATCCCCCTTTTTTACAGATTGCCCCGTGCCCACTTTTTTAATTTCCTTGTTTCCCTTTTATAGCAGCGTAACTGCCTGCTCTCTTTTACAGTCCTTATGTAATGAATGTTGATGTTTCCTGTCGTTATCCAGACTTTCGCCCGGTCTTGTTTTCGTGTGCAAAATTACGGCGAACGAACGCTATTCAAGTATCGCTACGCTATCCGAAATGAAATTTGACGTAATCTTCCTAAATCATAGATTTCGGTATTCATAAAATTTCATTCCCGATTCCTTGCACTGCGTTCCTGCTTCGTCGTTTGGGACGCACATGAAAAACAACCCTTCAGGCAAAGTCGAAAGACTTGAAAAAAAGGGAAAATAAAAAACTTAATTAAAACGAAAACGAGTATGACAATAGAAGAAGTATTACAGCATGATTTAAAATTCAGGTATATGTTATTGGGTCGTTTGCAAGCCGACTGTGAATATTATCTTGGCTTTGGAAACAAAAGTCCTCATCGTTTGTGGGCTGGTTCTGAAAAGACACAAATTGAGTATATGACGAAAATTCACGACAGCTTCCGGGAAAACGAAAAACCCGAATGGCTGACAAAGGAGCAAATCAAAGAATACAGTAAGGCTATGGAAGTAACACAAGAATAATTCAAAAAAATACCGTAACGACCTTTAACGGAGGTGTTACGGTATTACATTATTACAAACAAGGGTCGGAGTTTGAGAACATACCCTCTTATAATTGAGAGGGCAATAATAGTCCTTCTTTTATAATTATATCATTCTATTCCTTTTTTATATTTCTGCAAAAAGAATAGCATTCCTCTTTTATATTAATTATTTTTCATTTTATCTCCCATCTATTCTTCATCCTATCACCGGTTTGGTTTTATCAGATGCAAAGGTCGGCTGTCGCGCTTGATTCGGCTACTTGAAATGTATTTCTTGCAAAATTCTTCCGTCCTGCGCAAGAGTAATTTGGCAAGAAAAGTTGCCGTATGAAGCTGTATCAACAGCCGTTTGCCGCATCCATAAATCCCAAAACGGTTCAATCAGTAAAGAACCGACAATGGGAAAATAAAAGTTAATACTAACCAATTTTTAAACAATTAAAATCATGCCCAATTATGTAACAAACCGTTTAGAAATAAACGCAGACAGAGAAACAGTACAAAATGTGATGGATTTCTTAAAAGGAGAAACTGATGAAGACAGTACGCCTTGCTATATTGATTTCAACAACATTATCCCTATGCCAAAGGACCTACTGATAGAGGCGTCCACTTCTGGGGAATTTGGTATGAAATATCTCAAAGCAATGCAACGCAAGCCATTCAATTCTCCGGACGATTTGAAAGTCATTCAATGGATGGAAGGATTGACGGAAGAAGGCAGAAAAGAAGCGTTACAGCTTGGAGTATTGTATCTGGAAAATCAAAGAAAGTACGGTTATACCACTTGGTACGAGTGGTCTATCGCCAACTGGGGTACAAAATGGAATGCCCTTAATCAGAATTTTGAAGAACCGAACGTGCTTTGGTTTGATACGGCTTGGGCAGGTGTGCCGCTGCTTATCCAAACACCCTCCGAGAAATTTCCGGACATCGAGTTTCTGTATGCCTATGCGGATGAAGACCTTGGTTCCAACGTGGGTAAAGGGATTATCCGAAATGGAGAAACCGACATGACATTCCCCGATAACGGAAGTAACGAAGCCTTTGAAATTGTCTTTTTCGTAAAACCGGGATTAGAGGAATACTTGGAACTGACAGACGAGGGATATAGGTGGAAAGCCTAAACATCTCCGGACAGACAATATCCGACATGTATTCAGGGTATATCTCAACCGATATATCCTGGATTCCTGTTGCCGGAAGCTCCGTTTATATTTATTCCATTCCACTCCCTTTTTACAATTTCACGCCTCTTGAACCAGTCTTTTTGACCGTATTTACCCATCCCTTGGCTGGCCTACTTATCATCTTTGAAACTGCTTTTACTGAAACCGCCAAACACGCCCTTCAGGAGCTTGCCGACAACCCAGAATACCAGCAATACAATTATAATATCTCCCATAAGTCTTACTTTTATAGTTTTAACAATAATAAAAATACAAAATAATAACCGAAAAACAAATATACGATCTTGATTATGTGAAAATTCTATCAGGAATCACCTTCATTTGTTCCGTCCTCTTCCGGTTTCTGTTTGACACGCGGACCGCTGGTTTGGCCACGATCAAGTTTTACGCCATATTTATTGAGTATGCGCCAAATAGAACTTTTGCTGCTAAAACCGCTTGCAGCCCAAATATCATCGAAAGAATGACCGTTGATATACATATCCACGATTGTCTTATCTCGTTCTGCTTTAGGTAATACCTTCGGCACAGCCGGGGCTTTGATATTCTGGCGTAACTTCTCGACATGAGCGGAATATTTTCGTAGTGCGGCAATTTCTTCCGGAAATGCCCCTATTATCCACAACACATCGGCTGCTGTCGTACCGGGGAATAATTCACCGCGAGTATCAACTCTGTCATGAATGGATATGACACGTACAATTTTGATACGGCATAGTTCGATGAACGCGGCCAGTTCTCTTAAGCCGCGTGCGGCATTGCTGAATTTGGATATGACTATTTCATCGCCCCTTTGAAGATTCGCCATAAGCTGTTTCCACATAGGTCTCAATGTTTCATGTTCAACTGTTTCCTCTACGATTTGTACACAACCGTATCGCTGCATCCATTCTCTCTCAGCATCAAAACTGTCATTATTTTCCTTGAATATATAGCCAACTTTTGCCATTTTAATATACACTGTTTTGATAACAAGTGCAAATATAGCACTTTCATTTGAATCTAAAATCATATCGTGGAAAAAATCTCGCTGAATCCTTTTTTTAGCTCTTTTTCTTGCACTTATTTTCATTGACAATCATATTGTTAATATGATACCAAAAATTATACTAAATGCGATATAAAAGGGCTTTTGCAACAAAAATAATATATAGATTTGCATTGTTAAATATGAATTGTTGAATATGAAAATTTTAAAATCATACTACAAGACTCCATCATTTTTGACTGGAAGATGTATCGTTTCATTGACCATATTGGGCCTGATATCATGCAGCGATAGAAATGGCAAATCATTGTCTGAAGCTACGAACGATCCTGCCGGAATATACAGGGAGTATTTGTACAATATACGACGTCAGAAAGATTCTTCATTTCAAGTATTGACCGAACATATCCTACAATGGCAAACTGTAAAAGACTCTGTTTTTAGGCATTTCCGGAATGATACGATCAGTCACCCCCATTCCAATCAGCGTGAAGAGTGTATCAGACTGCATGATTCTATCCGCATTGAGTTCTCACGCTTAGCCCTCTCAAAGACGCGTACTTATCAGGAACTTTTGGCTCTCAAAGGAGAGTTCTCACCTTATAATAATGATGAGGAACTGCATCATGCCGCTGGAGAAATCCGCCCATTTTTCAACTCACTGGATAACCTTCCGTTTCATAAGGGTAACAAAGAGCAAATCCTTGCGGCATACCGTATGTTACTGACCCGAACTATCCGTAATGGCATACATAGCCGCAATGAACTGATTACTTATATCACTAAAGAAGATGCCATATTCCGTGCGTTCCTCTCTCACTTGCACGATTTCGAGGGTGAGAGTATGGCTGACATCACACGTGGTACCGAACAGTGTTGTTCGCAGATATTCCTTGCCGCCGAGAGAAAAGAGATTACCTATCGGGAGGCTATGCTTTATTTGACGATGCGCACCAACCGTCGCCAAATACAAAATATGCAGATTTGTATAGAAGATGTTCGGAACAAAAAAATCAAGACCTCTTCGCAAGCACATGCCTATATATGGATGCTTATCCAACCTTATACTTCACTGGACGGATTCTCTATGACATTGCTTTCCGATAAAGAACGGAAACAACTTGACCGGATGGCGGCACAGACACCTGTGACGTTCAAAACCTTGAGCCGAATCCTGCAATCGGAAAGTGGTCAACTGACTGAATTGCCAGGAATGCTTATGGATATTTTCATACAGACGCTCTAACAATATAAAAATATGAATATGTTACGACATTTTTTCAATGACTTTATGACATTTGTCCCTCTGCAACTACCGCAACTGCTTGATGTGACGACAATGGAGGAAGCACAATTCTACGGTGACTACGCCCTACTGACCTTCCCGCTACGCGACCCTTACGACTTGGAGGAAGTGATGGATCTGTTTGAGGACGATATGGAGCTTATAACTCTCTACCACCACATCCCCACGCACGCTGACAAATTCGGGCATAGCACCTGTGCATACTCCAACCCAGCATTTGGACAGATGTTCAAGATGAATTGCAAGACAGATGCAGACGGTAAGGTAAATAGCATTCTTGTTACCATCTATGATTCTCTTGAGCAGATGTACGGCGAGCTGTGCCTTGATTTGGAACTTCATTCCAAAAGTGGTACATTCAAGTATAAGAAGAACAAAGACGATCTCTTGATGAATTTCCTTTAATGGCCATGTTATGCGGGATACACTATACCGACAAATGGTTTATTGGATTAGGGAATACCGGACGTGGATAGAGGTTGTTGATGACAATTTCTACAAGGAGTATGCTTTGTCAAGAAACGGATATATCAACTACATTGTTTCCCGCACGTTGATACTGCGGGCTTACAAAGACAAAGGCTCATACGCCAAAGGCATGACATGGACAATTCCAGAACATAAACTGGATAAGGCATTGGCAGCCTACCGCAAGCAGGAGCATACGTTCAAGCAACGTATTAAGAAAGCAGCGATATACCTTTCACCGAGGGATGCCGAAGTTATCATCTTGTTGGCCACCCACAATATTGTCCAATTAGAGTTGGTGATACCACCCATTCAAATACGCGAAAAACCCTATTATTTATGATTTGGAATATACTACAACTTATCTTCTGTATAATACTTTTCGTATTGCCATTAGCATTGTACAAGAGCCACCGTTCTTTTATGGTAAGGTTCTATGATGCTATGATACACAGTGTAAAGGCTCGTAAACTATATGTACGGGTCGTATTGATTCTGCTATTGCTCTTCCACTATGTTTACATCAGCGGACATGTTGGCGAGTTAGGTATTTTTCTTTCAACCGCTGTCTGTGCCGCTATATATTCATTTAGGAGAGCGGACAAGTTATTAAGAGGTTTATGTGACCGACCATGTATGTTTGCCATACTCTCATTGGTGGCATTGGCCATCAGTCTTGTTCCACACTTGTACACGACGGCGGTAACTGCCGCCTATCTTCTTTTGGCTGCCCTGTTCTATCCCTCTGTTCGGGTCATGACCGAATTTCAGGACATAGGCATAATCTCTGAATGGATGAAATTCCCCGGACTATTAGCCGAAAGTTATTATGACCATCATCACGCGATATTGCCGCAAGATGCGGATAGCGGCAACACTGATATATCCGCACAATAGTAATAATTTAAAAATGAAATGAAAATGAAAACCAAGCAGAAAATAGCTGTCCCTATATTGGCAGACAGAGAAGTTTTTGACTACCTCAAGGAGAAAGTCGGTGAACGAAAAACAAAGACAGAAGCCTTCTGTGATTTGTTGGATAAATCTTTGGCAGGTTTTGTTTCCCCTTTTTTAAGGAACAAAGGCTACGAACTTCAACCCAACCAGTGCCACGTGACTGTTTCCGACCTTTCATCGGAATGGCATTGGCATAGGGCTACTGTCCGTTCTTTTTTGGATGTAATGGAAGAGTTCGGCTTGTTGAATCGCATCCGGCTTTCCAAAAGCGTCATCATTACCATGACTGTGCAAACCAGCCAATCCACGGAGTCTTGCAATGGACAGAAGAAGTTGAACCTTGCAGAACAGCTACGTGAGGTATTGTCCGATTGGATAATCGGCAAAGTGTCCCTTGACGAAACCGGTATCAAGTGTGAACAACTTGTTCGTCGGGCAATGGATGAAGCTGGCATATGCGATAACTGCCCATCTCCGGACAGTATCACTCGCATCAATCTGGCAGCGGATGATGATGAACGGGCTGTCAAGATTCGTATGGTAGCTTTGGAGTGCATTGCATTTGCCGCCATACAACGGGCACTGCGTAAGTCGAGATTCGACGACAGTGCAGAGTTTATGGACTACTTCCGATTGGAATTGTATGGGGACTGGACAGGACTTGTCGCAACTTCGAAAGGTATTGCCGGGCTTATTCTTGATGTAGATAGGGATGACAATACCGATTATGATGAAGATGACAGGGAGTTCCTTAAAACGCTTTTTAAGCCTTTTCTGGCATTCGCTGCAAAGGCACAAGAGGCAACGTACCAGATTGGAGATTGAAAACAGAACGTATAACCGCAACAATCTACTTTTGTATCCAGTGAAGACCCCTGCCAGTTATAGAAGGCATCCGGGCTTGCCCGTCTGCCACGAACAAAGGGAAGGGGGAGCCTAATACCCCACCTGCCTGACGTCGGTGGGAAGGGTGTCCGAACAAGCAGCAAGCTGGGACACGGTAGATTGTCCGCAACAATATGAAAAACGTATGGCTAATCAAAAACAGGTACTCGACGTGCAGGTGTCGAAAGGGATTACCACCGCCCAAAGTAATGAACATCTGCGTGACCGTAGTGAAAAGGCAGAGAAGTACGCTATGAGTAAGGGAAATTATGATCCTACGCGTAAACGGCTGAACTTCGAGATTGCGCCCGGAGGTAAAATACATCCCATCGACACAAGCCGTAGCATTCCCGAACGGATGGCGGACATATTAAGTCACCGTGGAATCAAAGATCCTAATGAGGGGCTGCTCGAACCAAAATACCGCACGGTGGTAAATATTATCTTCGGCGGTTCACGGAAGCGAATGCAGGAACTTGCTTTCGGTACGCAACAGGTGGACTTTGAAAAAGGTGCGGACAATACCCGCATCGAACGGAAGCGTGACATTGAACGCTGGGCGAAGGATGTTTATTCATTCGTTTGTGGCAGATATGGTGAGCAGAACATCGCTGCATTCATTGTACATCTGGATGAATTGAACCCGCATATCCACTGTACGCTTCTGCCAATCAAGGATAGTCGCTTTGCGTACAAGGAAATCTTCGCCGGTAAGGATAAGTTTGAATATAGTGCAAGAATGAAACAACTTCATACGGACTTTTTCGCAGAAGTCAATACAAAGTGGGGAATGTCAAGAGGAACAAGCATATCCGAAACGGGTGCACGGCACAGAACGACTGAGGAATACCGCCGAATGTTGTCTGAAGAGTGTACAACAATCGAGGATAATATCAAACGCCATCAACAGGTATTGGGTGAACTTCAATCAGACATCCGGTTGGCAGAACGCAGAGTCAAAGGGCTTACGACAATGGTTAGCAATCTTGAAAAGCAGAAAACTGAAAAAGAAACCTTGTTATCGGCAGCCGAGTACAATTTAAAAGAAAACAAAGGCAATGCGGCAGAATTGGCAATCCAAATACAAATGTTGGAAAAAGAGCTGCAAGGAATCATCAGACAACTGGCAGACAAGCAGGAAAAGTTGCAGACGGCTGACCGGCAACTCATCGAACTGAAAAAGGATATGGGGGCCATTGAAGAACGTACCGAAGAACTCAAAGAGGAGGCCTATCAATATTCCCGTGATGTACACTCCAAAGTGGATAGCTTGTTTAAAGACGTCCTACTGGAGAGTATAATCAGCGAGTATCGTAACGCATCGGCACAAATGAATGTTTCAGAACGACAGCTCTTTGACGATTCACTGGTACAGTCTATCGCCGAGCGGGGTACGGAAATCATGCACTGTGCGACAATGCTATTTCTCGGAATGGTAGATGATGCCACTACATTTGCCGAATCACATGGTGGTGGAGGCGGAGGAAGTGACCTCAAATGGGGACGCGACGAGGACGAGGACAATCGAGCATGGGCACTCCGCTGTATGAGGATGGCGAGCCGCATGATGCGCTCGACTATCGGCAAGAAATCTAAACGGTAAATGGCATACGCCTTACACCTGATTAAAAGTATAACTAATGAAATCATTGGAATATGACGAAACAAATTATTTTCATCTTCGCTTTGCTCTGCACGTTGCAGGCACAAGCAAGTGTACAACCCGTACAGAAGGACACTGTACGACACACTATTCATTATGAAGTAGCGGAATTGCTTCAACCGATGCAGCCCGTCTATCTCAACGGGGTGCTACTTCCGGCATCCCGAACCGGCAACTGGTTTGTTAGCATATCCGGAGGTGCGACAGTTCTTCTTGGTACACCTCTCGGTTGTGAAGACCTTTTTGGACGAGTGAAACCTTCGTACAGCCTCGCTGTCGGCAAGTGGTTTACTCCTTTGGTCGGCGCAAGGGTAAATTATAGTGGCTTGCAGTTTAAGGATGCACAATTATCTACGCAGGATTACCATTATATCCATGCAGATCTCCTGTGGAATCTCCTTGGACGCAGATATGCCCGACAGGAACAGGTACGTTGGAGACTTGCACCCTTTATGGGTGTCGGTCTGCTACATAACGCCACCAACGGGAACAATCCCTTTGCGCTTTCTTACGGCATACAAACACAATACCGTATTTCCAAACGGGTTAGTGCTATGCTGGAACTCTCTAACACAACTACATTCCAGGATTTCGACGGGTATGGCTATCCAAACCGTCCGGGCGATCACATGCTTTCGCTGACTGCCGGATTCACCTTTCATCTCGGTAAGGTCGGCTGGAAGCGCGCGGTGGATACGGCACCCTACATCCATCGGAACGAACTGCTTGTCGATTATGGTAACTTCCTTTCGGAGGAGAACAGGCGTTATGTGGGACGTCACAATCAAGACAAGCGAACGCTCGTGGAATTAAAGAAAATTCTGGAAATCGAAGGACTACTCGATACATATAGCCATATCTTTGACAACGACGATATAACCGGATGCAGATATCCTATAAATAATTATAGCGGTTTGAACTCGCTTCGTGCAAGGTTGAAGCATAGCTATTGGGACGGGTCGTCACCTCTTGACACGACTATTCTTCAGACTGAGAATGGAAAGCCATCGTATAATTATACGGCTTCCCGAGATGTGCTGTCCGCCCATCAGGACACTCTCGCTATGGATTCCACGGTTCTTTCATACGCTGATGGAGAGTGTATCGGTGCACCCATCTATTTCTTCTTTGCTCTCAATACGACACATTTGACGGATACCTCACAGAGGCTTAATCTTGACGAACTGGCTCGTGTAGCTAAGAAATACAGTTTATCCGTGAGGGTAACTGGTGCTGCCGACAGTTCTACAGGAACATCAAGTATCAATGATTCTTTGAGTATATCGAGAGCAGGTTTTATTACCGCAGAACTGGAACAACGTGGAATACCAGCCAAGCGGATTATCAGAGTTAGCAAAGGTGGAATTGCCGACTATATGCCCGTGGAAGCCAACAGACATACGAAAGTGGAGTTGTTTTTTCCAAAAGCGAAATAGAAATTTCGCATAATTGATGTTTAACTTTGTCATAATCAATGAAGCCTCTCCGCTGTGAAGCGAAGAGGCTTTTTCGATATGGTACACGTGAAGTTCGCCATATTCCTACTGTCAGAACCAGAATGAAAGTTATTTCGATGCTTCAAGTGACTCTTTTCTGAACTGTTTGAGAAGTTTTTCAAGTTCAAGTGATACTTTGCGGGCACGAGTTCCGGCAGCTTTGTTGCCTTTCTCCATCTGGAGGTTGGCATCTTTTGAGAATTGATCGAACAATTCACAGATTTGTGTAAATGTTTTTTTCATTGTTATGTTCTTAATATTATATAATACGTTGGCAAAGATAGCAAAAATATTTTTTTAGGACTTATATTAGCTCTGTTATATATTTCGCCTATAACATGATACCCCTTTTTATGTTTTTCCATTCTGAGTATTCCCTTATCGCACCATCGGCAAATCTGGCCGAAGAGATTTTATATGCAAAGGTACAGTGTCCGGACGATTGTCAAGCACCGCTATGCTAACGGTTCCTGGATATTTTACGGCAGCCTTCCTCAAATCAAAGATTGACTTTCAGTCCCCTTCTCATTGCAAGGTATAAAAGGACAAGCCTGCTTCTGCTCTGACATTCGAAGGTTGGGTATTCCGTTCCATTCCATTCACTGTTTACTTGTCTTATCGCCCTTATTCCACTGTTAATCCTGCATAAAAATCAATCCCCGGCAAGAAGCCGAAAGAGCTTCAAGCAAAGGGAAATAATAAATCAAAGAATATGGGAAAATACGATTTTATCAAGCTGGGTGATCTTCTTTATTGGCATGACCCAGATAGTGGTCTGTCTAATGGGGTTTACCAAGTGGCTTCTATTCCGGAAAACATTGAAGACGATAGCGTTATTTTGATTGCATCTGATACTTCGGAAGCGGAGGTTTTTCCTTCAGAATTATCACCGATACATACCGGTAGAAGTCATAAAGAAGACTTTTTGCGTTGGAAAACAGAACGTGAAGCTGAAGGTATTGAGTTTTACGACCACCTTTCCAAAGTGATGGATACGGAAAACGACTTGAGTGTGGGAGATATGGTGGCGTTTACAAACGATTATGGAGTGATATTTGGACCTTGTGAGGTCTTAGCTTTTGGGAATCTCTGTAATAGTGGCAGATGTGTATATATTGACAGTGATTCTTATTGGTTTCCTAACCGTCCCGACCAACTCACCATCATAAGAGGTGCGGAATGACAACAACATATCCACCTGTAGCCAAAGCAGGTGGATAGCATTTCCTTGTATTGTATATTCAGCCTGATTACTCTTATAGCCATGCTCCACCGAACTCCCGTTACCGCTCTTATTCCTTTTTTACTCGTCGTACTCCATTTCTAACAGTATAACACATTTATTGGCCTGACATACGCCGTAGGTTTGTTTTCGTGTGCAAAGGTACGGTGGACAAACAGTGTCCAAGTACCGCTGTCACTACCTGAAAAGAAATTTGACGTAACCTTCCGTAATCACAGATTCCGGTATTCATAAAATTTCATTTCTGATTCCTTGTCCGTTGTTTTTGTATTCACCGTTTGAAACGCACATGAAAACACTCCTTTTGGACGAAGTCGGAAGGCTTCAAAAAAGGGAATAAAAGAAATTCTAATATAAAAAATTACGATTATGCCAAATTGGTGCAGTGCGTCATATGCTATAGAGGGTGACGCGGAAGAAGTAAAGAGCCTCTACAAGTTGATGAAAAGGTTACAAGAACAGAAAGAACCGTCTGTTCCTAACGGTTTCGGTAAAACATGGTTGGGATGCCTTGTGAATGCTTTGGGTGGCGATTATAACAAAATTCATTGCCGAGGTGACTGGAGTAACCTCGAAATGGAGGGTAATATCTTGAAATTCACAACGGAAACAGCTTGGTCTCCGTGTGATGAAACATTTGAACTTGTATGTGAGAAATTCCCAACACTATGTTATTTCTATCAATCGGAAGAGCCAAGTCTGGCTGAGTATTGGACAAATGACCAAGAGGGCAAATACTTTCCCGACCAGTACATTGCAGACCTATGTACTCCAGACGGCAAACGGTACAAGGAATATTTTGTCAACCAGACAGAAATATTCAAGTGGTTTGAGGAGATAAGCGGTCAGTCTGTCGAATCAATAACAGAAATTCTTGCTATTGCCGAACAATGGAAAGATGAAAATGACAAATTTTTCTGTAACATCTATGAATATGCCGCAGGCTAAGACTAATCCGATGCAGAAAACGAAATGACGGTATGCTGACAGCGTTCAGCGAACTATCATTATCCGATAAGCCTCTCTAATTTGCCATGCAGATTGGAGAGACTTTGTCTCTTTCAGCCCTTTTATACAGTCGCAGAGTGCTTCTCCAGTCTTTTATATTCTTCCAATCCGGATATTCTTTATATCGCACATCGGCAGTTCTTATCTGAGAGATTTTGTATGCAAAGATACAGCTTTAGAATGGTCGTCAAGTAACGCTGCGTTAACAGTTTCCGGATACTTGTGGCAGCCTTCCGCATATCGAAGATTTGGGTATTCCACTTCATTCCATTCACTATTCACTTGCCTTATCCATCCTTTCCTTACTGTCAATTTCGCATAAAAATCATTCCTGACAAGAAGCCGGAAGAGCTTCAAGCAAAGGGAATAAAGTTTAATCATTTAAATTTTAAAATTATGCACAGCCGAATTTTTCAGATTTCTAAAATGTGGATAGGAAAAGAAAACTATCTGAATGAAGACACTCTCCATCAGGGAGATGGCAGTTTCTATGACTATTGTGCGGAGATAGGTGACGAAGAACGTAAGGAAGATATTCGTTATTTGGTCAATACTGCCCTACCCAAAGATATGTTCGAACTTGTAGGTGATGACACCATGCGCTACATTGGTGGTGTGGAACAATGGAAAGAGAACTTTGTGACTAACATCCGTAAGAAAGCTGAAGCTATTACGACGGAAAATATGTTGGAGTTTGTAGGCCCTGTTTATCAACTTGAAAAGGCATTGGAAAATCCATTGGATATTGCGTATCATTTCTATTTGGACGGAGAGGGATACCAGTCATTTGCCGAAAAATCTTTTGCATTTATGGAGTTTGTCTGTACGCTTGAACCGGGAACGATACTCTATATCGGAGGAGTCATCGACTATCACTTCTGATACTCCATATAATTTTTTTAAAGCCACCCGCAACTCAAGCGGGTGGTTATCATCTTCCTATATAACAGTCCGGTTACTTTTATAGACCATGTTCTGCCGAACCTCTGTTACCAATTCACAGCCTCTTTTACCGATTCTATATTACCTGTTCTAATTGTATTACATTCTCACAGTCCCGACATGCACCGTTGTTTGTTTCGTGCGCAAAGGTACGGTGGCAAACGATGTTCAAGTACCGCTGTTGCTACCTGAAATGAAATTTGACGTAACCTTCCGCAATCACAGATTCCGGTATTCATAAAATTTCATTCCGGTTACTTGCTCATAGTTCTTGCATCCACCGTTGAAAATGCACATGAAACAACCTCTTGGGTGAAGTCGGAAGGCTTCAAGAAGAGGGAAATAAAAAACAACTTAAAAAAATAAATGCAATGAGAACTAAAACACTCTACAGATGCGATGCACAGAAAATAGACATCAGTCGTTTCCCTAACTTTCACATAACAGGAAGTATAACCGGAATGAAGAAACTCTATTATGGCAAGAATGCTCTATTGGTACGTTGCGGAAGCTGGATTTACAACGTGTCAAGTGAACCCGAAGTTTATTATAATATAGCACATTAGTAGTATGAAAAAAGGTTATAAAAAAGATTTTCAGAGTTGGAAAGGTATAGTAACTCTAAAATTACTTTGCTGTAATATAGCAGCAGGTCGTTTTGATTGGAAGAAATATTGTACGCCACAGCCTTATTGTGGTCAGGAGATTTGCGTTATACCGCTACATTGTTCTTATGGACAGATAGGCTACACTGTGTACTTCCCTTATTCTGATATGCCGGAAGTGGAATACGATTGGGAAATGAACAAATTAACTATTGACAAAGAGAGTTGGGAGAATTATTTACAGAATTAATATTTAAAAATATGGCACAGAATTTTTATACCAAATGGCAGAATGCAATCCTTGCAGATGCAGGAGCCTATGTTTCAAAAGAATACCGCAGTTTTCAAACAGCTTTGGTACGTGAGATTTCCAAGTACGCAACAGCCGTTGGCGCAAAAGTAATATCCAACTTAAAAGGGCATTATAATACCTCTTGTTTCATTGAACGCAACGGCAAATTCGTTTACATCAGTCACTCTTCCGGTTTGTCCCGAATAGGTCGCAGTGTAAAAATAGAACTTGATTCTTTCTGGATACGGACAGCCCAACATGCGAAAGATTACAGAGGGGGACATAATCAGTATTGCGATATAACAAATTTACAGTCTATGATAGATAATTTGTTAGAGTAATAAATTGCAAATAAACAAGAAAAGGTACGGAGCAAACCTGCTCCGCATCTTTTTTCTGTTTTATCGGCGCATTCTGCCACCGTACTCTGCCTCTTGTAGCTCTTCCCGATATTCCTCCATATCATTCAATTTTTCGTTCACAGTTTGCAGGTTGGCATCCAACGAAGCATTATGATCGTATGGAAAACGATGTTGTGCGACAATTCCCGCATTAGTAACCGGCCCGACATCTATCATGTCGGATTCTTTGTTATAACTGACATACAGCACGTCACCGTTTGGCATTTCAAATGCAGGAGTCTTTTGCTGTGTCATGATGGCGAATTGTTCCGCAGCCATCTCCTTGGCTACCCCTTTTAACGTATCTCCAGCATGTTCAATACCATAACGCCTGATATGGTCGCGTACTTCCTTTTCCGTGAATTTCAGCATCACGTCATAAGTTCCCCCGACACTCCCATTGTACACTACAGCAAAATCCTTGTCCTCAATCAAAAGATTGTCTCCTCGGTTCTGTATGGGAGAAGAATAAGTATATTCTTCGTTAATGCCGTTACCGTCATAATACTCCTTGGCGAGAGTCAGCAGTCCTTCGTAGTCCCCCTTATCCTTGAATGCGTCCAACCGCATCGTGTCATCGGTAAGCTGAAGATAGGCCACGGAAGAATAATACACTTTTTCTTTCGGTGCTGCTGTTTGTTCTTCATCAATGTTCTGCTCCAGTTCCTGTGCAATCTTATCCACCTTTTGGGCAATCAGAGAAGCCGCCCTTTTCACATCCAACAGAGTTGTTTTGATGAATTGCGGCGATTCCTTCAATTCGTCGAGCCATCCTTTGAGGTACGCACAACTGTCCTCTTTTATATGTTTCGTCATGCCGTAACGTTGGGCGACCAATGCGCTGCCTAACTCAGCCACCAGTTCTTCTTTGGCGTACTCTGCCGAGCCGAAAGTTGTCGGCTTGATACGGTCAAGAACTCCTTCCGCACCGGTTGAGTGTGTCATCTCATGGAATAGTGTTCCATAGAACGCCTCTCCGGATTTGAACTGCTCCTTTTCCGGCACAACGATTTCATTTTTCGATATAGAGTAGTAAGCGTTATCCTGATGCTGTGGTTTGATCGGACAAATCCACAGATTGTCCTTTATCAGCGCATCGACGGGCGCGAAGCTGAAATGTTCTCCGTTCTCAATCTTCGATAGCGAATACTCTTTTTCGAGTTTTTGCCACAACTCCGGTCTTGCCTCCTGCAAGTTGGTCTGTGCCACGTTAAAGACTCGGAATACTTGCATCTTCGGATAAACATTGTATTCCTTCTTCTCGTTATCAGATAGTTTTTTGTAGTCATCATACTTAATCTTCTCACCAGAATCCTTATGTATGCAGGTGAATGTAGTCAGCATGATTGGGAATGATTTCTCTCCACGAAGTACAGAAACACGAGGTTTCTCCTGATTGTCCTTATCGGATTTGTTGAGCCGTTGTACACACTCAAAAGTGCAGAAGCGCGGAATCTTGTAACCTTCCTTTTCACAGTGTATAAGCAACATAATGGCATTCATGCCGTTATACTCACGTCCGGAAAGATTGCGGGGCCATTGCAACGCTCCTTCCGTGAACCAGGGCTTTCTCCAATCCTTACGGATACTCTCGATTTTCTCAATCATCATTTCAGCGAAGAGGTCTAATGCTTTATCCTCACTGTTCGGCCCGTCCGTGTGCTGTTTTTTATATCCGGCCATATCCTTTACTGATTGGAATTAGACGAATCTGCTACATACTGTACAAGTTCTTCCACCTTGCATGAAACATTCACCTTCCCGTTATATGCCGAAAGGGTTATTTCACCTTTGGCATCCACTCGCACGCCTGGCTGTAACCATGCTTCGCGTTCTTTGCCAAAACAGAAAAAACGTACCCATTGGTATTCAAAGCCATCCTCTACTTTCTCCGTACTGAATGCCGAGAACATTGTGTAAGGCTGGTCTTTCTTATCCCTTTTTTCCTCGATATGCTGCCCGACCTTACCTCGAAATACCAATTCGCCTTTGACCGTATCCTTCACATCTGCCGTAGCTGTACGAATTTCGTTAGTAAAAAGATTGAAATAAAGTTTGTCACCACGGTGTTTGAGATACATTGTCCCCGAAACCTCAACGCGGGAACCATTTCGATAATTGGAGACCTCCTCTCCGGCAGTATCTTTGCTGACATCCACCTCAATAGGCATAGTCTTCCCGTCTGTGTCAGGAATCATCACTCGAAGAGGGAAAACCAAGAACGTTTTCCCTTCCTTGTTTGTGCGTATCGACGCATCACGTCCGATGACGCCGCATACCGTAACATTACATTTTATCATTTCTATTGTCTTTTAATGTGATACATAATCACCCGACAACGGTGTTGCCATGATTTGTTGTTGAACTGATAAATCATAGCTTTTAATCGGGTGCTCGTATCATTGCCCAAATCAACCATCCGGCAAGGAACAGTTGAACGCTCATGATAAGGAGCGTTGCCATCCAGCCGAAGAGTTGGTAGCAGAGTAGGACATACAAGGCAAGGTAGGACAGTCCGAACAGACATCTGCATAGCTGTATCATCACGCATTTTACCATATCGCCACGCCTCTATCTTTTTAAGTTCTCTGTCTGCCCCTGCTGCTGGGACATCCCTTGTTCAAAATTCTGTGAAGCCGCTTCCGAGAGGATAACCGTATTCAGCATACCGGTTACACGTATCCTTTTGGCTTCTTCTGTGAGAGTGTTGTTATTCAGTGTTGCCGACAGACGGCTTAGCTCCGCAGTAGTCAACTCACGTGACATACGCAGCTCTCCATTGTCCACTCGCAGAATAGCCTTTCCATTTTCACTGATTGCCAGTTCACAGTTTTTCATGCCCGGCAACAATGATTTCAGATTGATGCGCCCGCTGTCCATTTGTTTCGATATGGCAGTCTTTTGCTCCTCCTCGTTCTTGTTGTCGATTTGTACGGCCAAGAGCATAAGGGAACTAAAGGCTGTCATCGCCATCTCTACTATAGGGTCATTGCATCCAGACATTCCCACACCGCTATCCTCTGACGAAAGCAGCTTCTTCATCCATCCGTCGGGTGAAAGATTTTTGCCGGCGGCATTCTCTTCTATTCCTTTATATCGGGTGAGCAGGTTGTTCCCGTTGTGCAACACTTCCAATTTGATATTACCTTTCTGTGCGATTTCAGTCAGATAAGCCGCAGGGTCGATGTCACGCTTTGTTCCGTCTGCATAGAAGTTTGTCACGCCGAAATGTAGATGTTCGCCCGTTGTACGTGTACCTGTGTTGCCCGATGTGCCGAGCTTTCCACCGGCTTGTACTACATCACCGACCTTTACAGCAACCTCCTTAAGGTGCATATAAGTACATTGTACCTTGCTGCCATCCGTTCGGGTATATTCCACAGTCAGCGATTTCCCACCGGGCGTGTTCTTGTTCTGGTTCACAGCCACCACCTTCCCGTTGTTCTCAGTAGCCAGTACCGCATCGCCATTGCAACGGATATCAATTCCCTTGTGCATCTGTTGTTTCGTGTTGTCCATCGGATCTTGCCGCATACCGAAAGGCGAGGTAACAAAAAGAAACTCTTCACGCTCTACCGGGAATGAGTATTCCGCACCATACTCTGAATTTTCAGACGTTCGGAGAGGATTATGTTCCGCACCGAACCGCTTACCCTGTGTTTCCATTTCCTGCATCACCAGTTTGTCATACTGCTGTAAGCCATTTTGCTCTATAATCCGTTGCAGGCTCTCGGCATATTCTCCGCCTGTGGCATAACCAGCCTGTTCGATATTTTGTGTCCAACCCTTGTAATCGTCGGGTGAAAGTGCAAAACATCGGGCATAGCGGCTGTTCTCTTTCAGAAAACGGGAGTGGTGTTCGTATGAATCACCCACGCTGTCATAACTGCAAAACTTCTCATTCGGCTTATCGTCAGTATATATGCCATACCTTCCTCCTTCGGCAATCCATGCAGGCGTAGCCTTGATGCCAAAATGGTTGTTTTCGTTCTGCGCCAAACGGCTTTGTCCGTTGGAACTTTCCAGTATGCCTTGTGCCAACGTCACGGATGCGGGTATTCCGTATCGGCGCATCTGCTCCATAGCATACTCTGCATATTTCATTGCGTATTGTTGGTTCTTGCTCATTTCCTTACTCCTTATCTATGAAAACCTCTGTGTGTTTCTTGTTCCTCCATGTCACTGATAGCAACCCGTGCCCCGGCACGGACGAGCTTAGACAGATAGCTGTCGAGCTGTTCCGTTGGAAATTCCGTTGAAGCCGTAATGTCCCGTTCCGGATACTCTTTCAGGGCTATGCCCAATATCTTTGCACCCTGTACCGCATCTTCGTTATAGAGCCGATAACCATCTTTCGTGCGAAGCAGTTGCAAGGCATCGGGATGGTTCGCCTTAAGTTTGTCCCACAACTGCCGCTCCGGTGAAATTCCCTCATTGTCTGATTCCGTCCGTTCCTGCGCTGCCGTTTCTATCGGCCACAACTCTGCTTCTTTCTGTTGTTTCTCTCCGGTGTGTGCTTCCTGCGATTGTCCTTTTTGCAGTACGTCTGCAAAAAGAGTAGCTGCCAGATGACGTTTGTAGCTGTCACGTTCTTCCGCTATCCACATCCGCTGCCACTGTTGCGGAGTGACACTTCGGGCAGGCTGTTTCTGTCCGTCGATAGTTGCGACACACTGTATGCCGTCTTGTTTGGTTTTGAAAACCGAAACACGCTGGATACGGTTCAAATCAATTTCCGGCATTTCGCTGTGGAACAAATCCACCTTTAGGTCAGGTTTGACCTCGGCCAGCGCATAATACTTGTGCGCCAGTTCCATCCGCACCTTACCGATGTTATCCATCGCTTGCTTGAGCGTTGAAAAGAAGCGGTTTATATCTTCTTTATCAGGATAGATGCTATATCCGCTCTTATTTTCGGGTTTGATATAAAGTGCCCATCGTTTCTTATCGTCTTGAATCATCTCTACGTGGTCAAATCCGATCTCATTTGCCTGTTTGACCGCCGAAGCCACGTCCAGTGTGGAGAGTTTCTCCATCGCCCAGTTCTTCAACCGGGCCAGCGTAATCATCTTCTCGGCAAAATAACTGTCATCGGGCCGATAACCTAATGCACCATCCGTATTGTAGAAGCGTACCTGCTCGATTCCCTCTTTCTGCAACGCTCGCATGATGCGTCCCTTGTTCATTCCCGGTATCTCGTTATCTACCTCTGTTGATGCCCCTGCTGGGAGAATCACGTCTGCGGTTTTTGCCTGTGGGTCAATAACAAGCACTATTTTTTTCGTTTCTTTATCCGGATGCTGCCGAATCTCGTTGGCCACAAAATAATGTTTGGGCATCTGCTCCTGCATGGTTGAAGTGTCCCGCCGGTTGCGCATGGTGGCGTATTCGATTTTCTCGCCCCGTTCCGCTTTATTGATTACTTCGATGGCATTGTTCACGTCACTTTCGAGGGCGTCCATCAAGTTTGGGTTCTCTTTCAGCTCCCGGCACCAGTATTCCACTGTCTTCAGACTTTCTTCAGACAACCGTGCTGGCAACCCCAGTTCCAACATTTTAATTCCCGAAGCCAGTTCCACGACCAACCGCTCCTGTCTGACGGCATCCTCCGAGGGAGCCACACCGTTCTTCATCACCATACCTTCACGCGCCAACCGTTGTTGGTGTCCGGTAGCACTCACGATTTGCCGCAAGGCTTCCTGTATATAGTCGTGATAATGTCCGAACTCTCTTTGTCGCGGCATATAGACCGCATCCTTATCTGTTTCGTAGTGGGGTACACCGCTTCCGTCCGAACGCACAGGCACAAGGTTGTCCCGCATCCTCAGCAGGAAGTCGTTGAATTGAATATGCAACCGTCGGTTGTCAGCTTCCGTATATCCTCTTTCCACTGCACTGCCATACCGCCGCAACGTCGTTTCGTATCGCTCCTTATCCACGTAAGGTAGTGTCGTCTGGTCAATGTTGAACAAAGTACGAATTTCACGGTTGTGTACACCTTTATATAATTTTTGTTCCTCTTCATACAGTTTCATGTAGTCATCACGGCTGATAACCTGTTCCGGATTATTACGGTGAACGTACTTGTTCCAATTGTAAAACAAAAATGGAACTCCCTGCTCATTTTCACGCACCGAGGCTCCTTGTGCCTTGGCATCGCTGAATAGCGTGAACTGGTTGGTTTTGCATCCATTTTTATCGGAATGCAACGTCATGAACAGCGCATTGAATGCACTGACAGAAACACCCCTTGGATAGAAGCGGGGGTATCCCTTTCCCGATGCGTTGAGCCAGTGTCCACCGGCATTCGAGGCTTCACTCAAAGCCGTAGAAAGCAAGGTGATTTGTTTTTCCTCGGCTTTCTTTTCGATTTGCGATTTTTCTTTCATATCGTTTATTTGATTATATGATTATTGAATACCCCGTGGACGCACGATGGTTTCCTGTTTTCCGTCCTCATAATTCCGTGCAGCAGCCTGGCGAAGCTGGTCACTCTTGGCAAGGACAGCATTTGCCAGCGTGTTCAAAGGCAATGCCCCGGTACGGTAGGCTTCTGCTACAACCGGTGACAACTGGATAGTACACGGTACTCGGTCTATCGTGGCAATCAACGTGCTATTTTGCAATACAGGGTTCACGATACGTGGGTTCAGAGCTTCATTCGTATAGTGTCGGTACTGTACATTGTTCCCGTTTGTTACGTTCAGTTTTCCCTCTGTTCGTTCTTTCAAGGCCTCGTGTCCTACCTTATTCAACAGGTTCATACCTCCCAGACCAATCAGGAGCATTTTCAGCAACGGGTTACGCACAAACATACCCGCCACAATGCTCGCTATCGGTAACATATTGTTTCCCAAGCGCAACGATTCTGTTTTGCCTGTGAATATTCCCAACAGAACATCAGGGAGCATGGCCATTACATAACCGAGATTACCTGTCATATTACCTATGCCATCCAGTCCCAGCATATCAAGCAGTCCGCCCCAACCGTTTCCGTTTCCCTGTGTTACTTGCGCACTTTGTATCGTTTGTACATGTTGTTCCGCATCATTGGCAGGAACAACGGTTTCATGCTTCTCTTCTTTCATAGTTTCATCCTGTTCTGTCCTGACCATTTCCGCTTTGTCACGTTGTTCCAAAGACTGCAAATAGGCCTCTTCTTGTCCGGGAGCAACAACAATCGGCACATCCTTGTACCGTTCCTCATGCTTCTGTTGTTCCTTGTTCTGTACATTCGGCCACAATAAACCATTATTCTGGTTTTGTGTCCACTCCATGAAGCCAAAGTCCATGACAGGGATTTTCTTTTTCAGTTGCTTGTTGTCTGTACCAATCGCCGTGTTCTCTTTGACTTGTATTTGGGCTGCCTCTTTGCGAAAATCGTCGAATACGTTTCTGTCGCTGCCGAACACTCCTTTACTGATGCACTGTTCTACTGAAAGAGTGTCAGGCTTCTTGCCTTCAAAATGATTGGCGATGGCTGCAATAGCCACATCTGTACCGGCAAATTTTGCCAGTGCCGTCCATGAACCAGCACCACCCATCATCAAGGTATCTGCGGCTGTGCCCAACATCCATCCCGTACCTTTTTCCCATCTGCTCGGGCGATAAGCTGCTTCGCCTCGTGCCTCTATTTCATCGGTCAGCGGTGAACGGCTTAACGTCTGCGATAATCCCAGCAGACTCGATTCGGCAGCCTTTCGGACGATGTAGTCAGCGGAAGACTTGGGCATACGTTCTTTCACCAGCCGGTCAATCATCAGTTCCTCTATCCGGTGGTCCATATAGGCATAGGCGAGATCACAACCGAGCTGTTCTGACAACTCATCGTAACGTGCCCTCCCGATTTCCTGCACGACGGTATCCCGCCACTGTCCGGCCATGTACGCAAGGTCTTGCTGCATTTCCTTGGAGCCGGTAATCTCCATCTTGCACATCTCGATATAGTCCTCTGTCGTTTTGGAGTTCCATTCGCCTGTGACCTTGAGTGTCTGATAGGGGTCGCTCATGGGCTGTGCCGAAGATGCCATCATACTGAGAATACCACCTAAAGAGGTGGAGTATTCTTTCATTTCCTCTCCCTGATTCCGTATGAGGTCAGTCCGCGTTTTTGACATGATGGGTGCGATATGGCAGTTGAAATAGTCGTTCACAAGGCGTTCCATTTCTGCAAACCGTCCGCTATGCTTGATTCCGTCCATAATGTATTATATGTTTATCCTATTCTATTCATTAATAATTGCTCTTTTGTCTGCTCGATGGCGTTGTGGTAAATTTCCATCTGTTTGGGATAGAACTCTTCCAGCCATACATCTTTCTCGATGTTGTCGTGAATGAAGCGTATCGCTTGTTCTCGCTCAATCTCCACCGATGCTTCGCCCTCTTCCCGGTTATTGAACCATGCTTTGGTCCACCAGCGCACACCGGCCCGGTCAGGATATACCGTGACAGCTCTCGGTATGTCAAAACTCTGGATGTCTATGTCCAATTCTGCCAGTGGGTCAATGATACCACTATGGGTCAGGGCTTCGTCATAGAGTTTTTTTTTACATCACCGCCCATCGTCGATAAGTACACGCCATGCCGTAGGGCAAGGTAATGTAGGAAGTCCGCAATGAGTAGGTTCTGCACCTTACAGGCAAGCGGCATTGCTTTATGTCCCAGTCCGAGTGGGTTGGATATACTCGGCATATTTTCATAGAAGTATTCTTTGACTGCTCCCATTGTAAAGACATGGCGGAGTGACTGCTCCGTATGTGGAGGAAGTCGGTATGCACCACGCTGTAAGTCTTCCATGTAGTGGGGCAGGAAACGCAGCATCAATTCCTCTATTTCCTGTCTGTCCTGCTCGTAATCGGTGGTCAGTGCCATCGCCATGCCGGGAGATGTTGTCGCTTCGTCTCCATCGGCATGACACAATGCTTGGATATTACCATACAGCATGGTTAGAAATTCCAGCGGGTTCAGTTCCTCACCTTTGAAGCGTATCCCGATATGCAGCTTGTCACCGCTCAAAGCTACAGTCTGTCCGGCCTTGACACGCTGTCCGAACTGGGCGAAGACATTTGACAAATGCCCATAAGTCACTTCATACTCCCCATAGCGTATAGTTTGGCAGATGCCGAGTGTAGGGTCATTGCCTATACCTGACACGATACCGCTGGCGACAGCCGCCAGCGTGTAACACCGTACATCGAAGTCGATGCCATGATGAAAATATGTTTTGCCCGTTGCCGGATCGGTTTGTTCGCCGTAGCCGAGCGATAGTTTCACATCCTTGCCCTGCCGTTCTTCAAAAGGCATACAGTATCCACTTTCGGATTGCAGGATCATTTCTTCTGTATATTTCATTATTGTTGTTAGATTTGATTCGTATTCTTATCTTTTCATCCCTCCGCTATTCGTCTGTTCTTCAACAGGAAGAGCGGGTGTCTGTACTCGTTGTATATTTCCCGTGTCAGGTGTGCGGAATATACCGGCATTGTTGCCGATAAGCATCATGCCGAGAAATGCACCGGCAATCTTGCCCAGCCAGCCGAAGCGTCCGAATATAAGAAATGCTGCTGCGACCAGTCCCACTATACTCAATCCCGACACGTTACCCTGTCCGAGATTACGGAAAAAGTTACCGAACATATCGGAAACTCCGCCATTGGAGACTTGCCGCAGAAAATTCGATACTCCACCCAGTTTTGAGTCTATGCCGGCTACCGTACCGCTGACGGAACCGACTGCTTCTCCGGCCTTGCTTGTCAGTTCTCGCACACCGTCCGCTGCATCTGCAAGGGTATCCGTAGCCGATTTCCCTATGACCGCATCGCTTACGATATGTACCACGCTCTTATCTGTGGTTAGTTTCTCCCAACCCACATAACCGACTGCACCACCGATAGCTGCGGTCTTGACGGCTTGTCCTGTACCCCGTAAGGTTTGTGAAGGATGCAGTGCAGCATGTCCCATACTTCTTCCGGTAGCTTTTGCTGCTTTGCCGCCATATTTCAATATTGAATCCCAAATTCCCATATCATTACATTTTTAAGGTCTTACATTCTTTCCAATCTGTCGCCAACGTCGCTTGGCTGCGTCCACGATACTGCGTTTATCGGCTTCGGGACGTGCACCCTCGTCGATTTCCCGCCAAATGTCGCCCATTGTCGTGTACTTTACCGCTTTGGTCAGTCGTTGCAGTTTTTTGTTCATTGTTTTGAGCTTTGGACGGATGCCAAAGACAATTTCCATACGCTCTTTTTCCGTCATCTTGTTCTCCGAAAGGCACGCTGTGCGGATATCGTTCACAATTTCCACGCTGTTCATCATCAGTTCCCGGTAAATCTTGTTGCGCTGTGTGGATAGGGCTACGGCAAGCGTATTGGCTGGACTTCGCTTCAATTGCTTGGTGAAGTCGCCCATATTGTCTGTCAGCCTCGATACCTCATAATAGAACCCATAAGTTTGCGCCGCATAGCAGACTATTGACCGGAAAGAGTTCAGATAGTTATTGAACTCTCGTTGCAGGTCTGTTGTCGCCTGCACTTCTTCTTTTGTCCAAATATGCCCGGTGGTCTGCATCAGCATGACCTTTTCTTGATTTTTCAATTCCTTCTCTGCCTTTTCGGTATATGCTGCAATCATTCCGGCCAGTACAGGGTCATTCTGCGCTTGTACCTCACCGATACCGGTAAGACACAGCAGTAATATACTTATCCAAATTGTCCATTTCATAACTGATATATTTTATCGGACGAGAGCTGCCGCCCTGTGCCAATGGGACAGAGCCATACGAGCTGCCTCACCGTTGTCACGGTCAAGCATTCCCGCTGTTACGTTGTTCCACACATCATTGAAAGTATAGTACCGTATGCTCAAATAGAGCAGATGCAACTTCCGGCTAAAATCCGATAGTTGGTCGTTCAACGCCCATAGTGTCTTGCTGCGTTCTGCCCCCGTAAGCATGTTTTCGTTGCTACCCTTGGCCACAGCGTCATTCAGCAATGTAAAAACAGAGACAAGCTCCGTTGCTGTTTCTATATAGAGGTTGTTCATGTTCATACTGGCCACAATGCCCTGCGGATTGTTTTGGATGGCCTTGCCTAATTTCCCCAGCGTGAGGAAAATCCGCACACCGTCATTGTAGAGATGCGTACAGGCTTTCAGTGATGAAGCGTAACCACTTGCTGTCTTGAGGTAACTGTTGTATTGCTTCTCCCACTTGTGGATTTGGTTGAACTCGGTAGCGATGCTGTTCTGAAGCAAGGCTGTTTGTGTCTGTCCCTTTATTTGTTTTTCAATCTGCTCGTTTATCAGTTCGTTACCTTCGGCCAATGCTGTCCATTCCAACGGATTGGAAGCCGCAATTTGGGCTTCTACCATCTGTGGAAGCAGGCATACCAGCGAGACAACCAGCCCCAGACTAATGATTCGTGATTTCATATATTCCCTTTTTTCGTTTGTTAGTTTCTACCCGTTCACGGATAATTGACACGAGGTCGTCCCTATGGAAGATACCAATCAGGTCAAGACGGGGCGTGTTTCTGTCCATTGAAAGGATGCTTACGGTTTTCAACCCACAAAATTGTTGCAGCAGGCTTTGGTGCTCTTGAAAATCCACGATACGATACAGCTCCATATAATCCACTTTGCGACGGATAATACCGTATTCGCTGACAAGTTGTTCCGTACCGATGCAGTAACGGATTCGCCTCAGGTAGAGATAACGGTAGAGTAACAGCAACGAGAGCATCAAGGCAATTACTGTGGCAATAGCTGTCAATGGCAACCCTTCCATGCCTCCGTACACCCATACAGTGCCGCACAGCACGAGAGTGGGCAGCTCGTTGATGACAAATTGCCCGGTATGCGGATGGATGACAATGGTTTTATGATAAGTTCTCTGCATAGGTTTTATGGATTATCGGTGAAAATGGGAGTGAAAGTCTTCTCTCATGCCGGAGAGAGAATTGGTTATATCCACTTCCAACCGGGCAAGTTCTTCCCGTATCTTGTACATTTCCTGAAAACCTTTATCTGACATTCCCTGGTCATTGGTTTCAAAGGAGAATATTACTCTGTCCGCACGTTCAAGACGCTTTCGCACAGCCTCATGGTCTGCTTCGTCATATAATCCGTTTCGGACATGTTCTGGATTGACTTCGGGTAAATCTGCCAAGGCTCGGTTTAGGGTGGCTTTACCACTGATTTCCCAATCGTCAACTTCCTTTTCCTTGGGTTGTATCCGTTTGTCGAGTAGCTGGTCGTTCCAATCCTTATAACCTTCTGCGGCAGATTCATACAGGACACGCCCTACATCTTTCGGACCGGGATTGAAAGCCCCAATCGCCTTGTCGATGGCTGCCAGATTATTTCTCATTGCCTCTAATTCTTCCTCGCTTGCAGACCCCTCGGCACAGGCCATTTCGTACTCATCCATACGAACCATTCTCATTTCCTGTAGATAGCCGTCCCCAATGTCCATATCGTCATGCTCCCCATTCTTCAAATTTTGTTTTGCATCATTTATACCCAGAATGGATATAATCTTTTCAAAATTGAATGGTTCAAGTCCTATTTCATACTGTGGATAGCCTTCGCTGTTGTCCTGTACAATCAGTCTGCCGGTTTGTGACAGACAGGTGGAGAAGTTCCAGCCTGCATGAGTGAGAGCAAAGTGGATGGCATAGACTTGTCCGGCACGGTCATGATCGAAGCAAAGGTGATGTGAGGCATGGGGAGTTACCTTTATCGTTCCTTTGAATTGCTGCTGGCTTGGTGCCCCTCCGGTAGAGATAAAAACCGCCTTTCGCAACTCCTTATTTTCTGCCTGATGAAGTTGGTAATATGCCATCGCATCATAAGCACTTTCGAACCAATAGATATGCTTGGCGGAGGTGAGAGAAGTGCGGGCAGGGCTGGCAATCCACAGTCCCTCGCTTGAATTGCTCCCTGCGGCTTTGCCTTTGTAGCTGCCGCTCCCGTCCATACGTGCACGTCCTCGTTCTTCAAGTCCCACAATCTCTCCGTCGCCTTTGGGCAGGGTTAGTGGAAAGGACAGGTTCGTGTAGGCCGCACCGTCCTCCCGGTGTTTCGTAGCCAGATAAAAATGCCGATGGAAAGCATATTGTGTATAGAGGTCAATACCTCGGCTTTTAAAATAAGGATAAAATTTTTTCTGAGTTTCCCGGTTCTGCGGATTGAACTTATGAATGTCGTAGTCCGCTATGTTAAATGGCTTTACATCTCGTTTAGGGTTCACTATTCTGGTTTTCCGTTCAGTGACAGGAATGCTCAGTAATCTGTTACAGACAAGATTCACCAGTCTGTCCGGAGACATACCCGCATGGTACTCCGTGAAAAAGTGCGGATGCTCCTTGATGAAGGAAATGATGTTATAAACTTTCTGTTGTTGTGCGTGGAAACAGCATTTTCCTTGTTGTGTCACAATAAATTTGTCACCACGGATACGTCTGCCGTCGCTATCCAAACGGACATACGAGGGATAGCGCAGACCGTCACGACGGTTCAGGTGATACCCTGCGTCAATCAATACGTCCTGGATGTTTAGTCGTTGCAGGAAGTCATCGTATGTAAGGTCTCCGTCTCTCATAGGCTTACCTCCCTCTTCTCATTTCATTAATATCTTGATTCATCTGTGCCTCGAAATTACGGATGGCCACATCTCTCGGTGTATCTACGCCGGGCTTGAAATATGGATGTGGCGGTCCGCTGAAACGTTCGCCATAGAACTCCGGAGAGTGGTGGTGATGGAAGCCATGTGCGACTTCCGACGCCACCACCGCACCGGCGGTAAGGGCAGCGAATATCTTCACGCCAAGCCCCTTGTTCGCTTCAGGACGTGTCTTCATATCCACCTCGTTGAAAATCTTCGAAAAAAGTTTCATCCGGTGGTAATCATCCACAGCAAGAAACTTGTCGTAGTCTTTCTGGCTGATTTCGTGGCTGATGACCTGTCCGTCAATAACGGCGGACATCTTGTATTTACCCTCCGTCTGTGCCGGTTGCACGGCAATGTCACTGACTTCTACTTCCCGGCCATGTTTCTCCTCACGATACCAGCCTTTGCTTTCGTTGAGCAGTTGCAGGTCACGCCCGTCCACGGCTGCACCGATACTGCCCTGTATGTATTCCTGCCGTATCGGAGTTTCTTGCTGCATGAATAATTCTTGTTCCTGCCGCTGCCGTTCTTCCAGTTCATGCCGTACTTCGGGATGCAGGCCGATACTGATGCGTTGTTCGCTGTTGAGCTGTTCCATCGTTACCTTATCGGCAAAGTCCGCTCCGATAATGCCATTCAGCAGCTCCAGCCGTTTCTCCACAGGTTGTTCCTCGATGGATGCGGTAGCCAGTTTTTTCACTTCTTCTTCCGTCAAGTCATAGACCATATCGGCATTGACACTTTCCGATTGTACGGTCAGTGTCCTCCGTTCCATATCCACGATAAGACCGTGCGAAGTAAGGCACTCCGACCATTTCTCGTTGGAAAAATAGACTGGTGAAGCAATCAACTCCTTGTACGGTTGTGCCGGTTCCTTGCTGCGCGGACGGCTGACAAGCGGTGTAATGACCTCCTGCAAGTTCTTCAATACATCTTGCTGTACAATGGGTTGCTCCTGTTGACCGCCTTTGTAGTAAAAGCCGTAGCCACCCGATTGCAGTTCGCCGGGCTTCATGCGCCCGTCTGGACGTTCGGGTACGATGGATGGCCCCGGAAAGAAAAGCTGCCCGCCGACTCTGCGTAGGTGGAAACCCCACTGCTCGCGTGGTGTCCAACCAAGAAATGGAGGGGGTATACCCAGGCGTCCCATGTGTCCGTACTCACCTATACCGATGCGGTAGCCATGCAGCCCCATCGCCACACGCCCGTTGGCATTGCGGGCATGGACGAAATTCTTCGGCATATAGAAGTCTTTTCCTATGATGCTCGTAAGTATGTTGTAGGCCTTCTTGTTGGCCGTATTTGTTCCCCAGTCCGTCAGGGCCAACATCTGGCGTTCGGTTATAGGATAGACCAGCAACGGTGAATCATGCCCTTGCACAATCAGCCGGTAGCCGCCTCCGTCAAATGCAACATGGGCTTGAAGTCCGTTACGCATCAGTAGATTGCGCATTTCGGGCTGCAAGTCCATCTGCCGGGGATTGGTATTTGTTCGTATCGCCATAGTCTGATGTTATGATGGTTACTTGTTATGCGTTACCGTATTTCATAGCCGCTTCCAATTGTTCGTCTTTGAAACGTACAAACCCGGCGGCAGAATCCTCGCAGACCGAGAGTCCTTTTTCCTCACAGTAATGGGCGTACTCCTCCTGCCACTCGGCGGAAAAATGGTTGATGTAATCGAGCCAGCCGTATTCGCCGCTCTGCATCTTCTCGACGAGAATCTCTTCGGGATAATATTTCTGTTGTGCCATACGCTTATATTAAATAGGTTTTATTTGTGAATACCTGCCGCTCGGTTACGCTCGCCGCTTTTCTTCTGTTCGTTCCACAGTTCTTCGGTGTATTCCTCCTCCGGAACGTAGTCGAGATTACCGTCATCATCCATCACCCAGCAACCGTAGCAGCCGAAGGTGTACTTATCCCATTCGCGCTTGGGTTGCTCTTTCCATTTCTGCGCGTCACCCGCACAGAAACGGATACCTGTCTTGTTATGAAGGTCGATACCTACCGTGACAGGTTCGCCATCCACTGCTACCGTCAGAGGCTCACCATGCTGCATTCCGTTTACTTCCACTGTACCGAAGTGCATTACTTCAGCCAGCACTTTCAGGTTACGGGCAATGATGGGTGTCGGAACATACATCACTTGTTTTGTTTCCTCGTCAATTTGCACGAAAGCCTTACTGTGCCGTCCGTCCGCCATAGCCACGTCTGCAATGATGGATTTGCCGTCGAGCAACTGTTTCTGCTGTTCCTCGTTGTAGCATTCCAGTGGTGAGGACTTCAGTGTGGGATAGAAGACCACATCCACCTCGCCGCTATCCATACGGATAAAGGCAAACCGACTGCGACTCTCGATTACTTCGCCATTCTCGTTAGTGACACGCATGGGCAGTACCGGCGAGTAGCCGCCTTTCCCGATTTCTTTCAGGATACGCAGGGGCAAATCTTCAATCATTTCTTGGGTAAGCCCAAAGCGGGCCAATGTCGGATAAGGCAGTTCATTGAACTCAAATTGTTCTTTTTTCATATTCTGAATGATGTTATAAAATTATACTCAGCAAATATAGATTGATTTCTTATCTGATGACTAAAACATTTCTTTATAAGTGATTATAAAGTGATATTTTTAATGTTTTGAATATGATTATTTGCGAAAAATCATATTCAAAACTGATTAAAAGGTTATATTTGGAGAGAAAACAGCCGGCAATGGAAAGACCATAAGAAGAGCGTGCTAACTTTGCTGCCATGAGAAAGATTCTATTATTGATGATGACAGGTGTCTCATTATGTATCACGATGGCCAAAGCACAATTCAATACCGTTGCCGTTACCCCGACACGCTACAAGATAGAGGTATTGGATATGGGGTTAGACCAAGCAGAACCGGCACTTGAAAGCGAGATTTCCATACAGGAAGTTTCAACAGGTATCCCGGTATCCGCAGATATGGATAAGAAAAAGTGGATGGATCGTTACTTGAGTGTAAGTTACCCGTTACGTTATATCAAGGTCACTTCGCCTTACGGCTACCGTAAGGACCCATTTACGGGAAAGAGTAAATTTCATGGTGGATTGGACTTGCGCGCACGTGGCGACGAGGTGATGGCCATGATGGAGGGTGTGGTCGTGAAGGTCGGACAGGACAAGACTTCCGGCAAGTATGTAACTTTGCGGCATGGCAGGTACACCGTCAGTTATTGTCACCTTTCTAAAATTCTTATCGTCAAAGGAGCAGTAGTTCATCCGCGTGATGTGGTTGGCATTACCGGCTCCACAGGACGCAGCACTGGCGAACACCTACATATCACCTGCAAGCTCAATGGCAGGAGTATCAGCCCCTCGCTTATACTCGATTATATCCAATCCATCCGGCAGGAGTGTATATCAGCATTGGCAGGTTTGTGAAAAAGAAGTAAAAAGGACTGAAACCGTTCCGGTTACTTTGTCATCCGTTCGATAATATGGGCAATGTGGTTGCCCCAGATGTGTATTTGCACAAGGAGCATCGAAGGCATGGAGAACGTCTTGCCATAGAAGATAGCCGCCACTACTTTGCCACCGCACCGTTCTATTTCTTCCTTGTAATCCGCCACGCTTTGCCCGGTTGTCAGCACATCATCTATGATGATAATCTCTTTCCCTTTGATATTTCCGGTAATGAGGTAGTTTCGTTCGAGAATACGCTTTTCTCCACCTTTGGCTTCATGCAGGCTTTCTCGTGCATCGCAAATATCAACGTCGTACAGTCCTGAAGTTAAATCCTGTCGATGCTTGCCGATGTACCAGTCGAGCCGTTTGAACCGTTGGCCGTATTTTATCCAGTTGCTACACGGCATGAACATGATATGGTAAGGTCTCTTTTTCAGTTGCAAAGCATTCATGCACGTTTTAAAGAACTCAATTCCGTGTATATCTCCTTGTTTGAATTGGTAGATGGAATGGCAGAAAGCCCTCTGTTCATCATTGAGCAGCGCATTGTATCGTGACGGATAGTAATACCCGTAAAAAGAGATTCGGATGCCTCGTGATTTGAACGGCTTATGGGGAGAATGGCCATCAAACTGTTCGGGGTGCAAGAGACAGAACATACGGCAGGCTTCCCGATGACCGGCCATTACCGCCAGACGACAGTAGCGTTCACGTTCCTCGCTCTTTTCGGCCAACCGTGCGGCGGCGAATGCCGCTTCTCCTGCTTTTCGTCGCCAGTAGCCGATAATATACCACAATGCCCCGATAACGAAAAGCAGGAGTATGAACAATAGTCTTGCATTCATCGTATTTTTATTTGAATGAAGCAGTCCGTTTCAATCCGGTTATTTACAACATTACGGTGTATTTCGGCGTAATCGGATATGGATGTAATGGCTTCATTGCTTATTATCAGAATCCGTTTTCACTCACTTGCAAAGTTAGCAAAATCGTGGCACTAATCTAAAATAGCACCGATAATTTGTAAGCCATATTACTCTTATATTATAAAGTCTTACCCATACAACTTCCTCTTTTAAGTGTACATGCTTTTATAAAGGATGTTTTTGCCCTTTTGACCGGTACACGGCAAATGGCATACAAGTCTGCTATATGCTGTGTACCCGTCTTTGGGGCAAAGCAAGGACGATGGCACATTTGCCACAAGTGTCAATCAAGCCAACCTGTTGTCCTTGCAGCAACCTCCACCATCTGTCCTTTTGTAACCGGCAATGCCGTCTGTCTGTTTTTATAGCTTCGCCCCACACCATCAGCGGAACGTCACAGGACTTGTCTGCAAGAGACATTCACTCACCTTATGGCAGCAGAGCTGCTATGGGGTGAGTGAAAGACTCTTTACGGAAGCCAAACATGAAAAGACCGTACACCTCGGTCACAAACTGCCAAGGCTTACGCTTCGCCAGATTTGAGACTAAGTTGTACGGTCACTTCATCGGGAAGTTTGGACCGGCAAGCCACAGACGCTCCACTGCCCACCCATTCCTTTTATAAATCTTGCACCTATTCTACATGTCTATATGACAACCGCTTGTAGTAAGAAAGCATGTTCTGTTTGTCAGTCAGCTCTGCCGTAGTCATATTTCCTGCAAAGTAAGCCGCCTTTTACCAAACATCAAATCGCCACTATCGCTGGAACGAGAAATCTTCCTCTGACACGTCAGAGCGTATTTCTTGTCCCCGTTTTGTCTTATCGGTATTCTTGGGCGGCAGTTGATGGCAGAAAATATCCCTCAGCAGGCTGAACAGCCTTCAAAAAGAGGGAAAAAGAAAAATTATCAGAGTTATGGCAAAGACGATAGACATAGAACTTCAAAAGCAGTTGGACAAGCCACAGGTATGGTTCTGTAAGTATTTTCCTGCACGCATACGCAATGTGAGCGAGCGTGAGATAGCAGACCGCAAGTTAGTCTTTGATTTCAAGGATGGACGGGCATACGAAGAGGTTGCTCAACGCACGGCAGCCAACATGACCGAACGTTATGGAACATCATGCACCAACATTGTATTTTCTCCCGTACCGGCATCCACCGATAAGAAGAACGAGATACGTTACAAGGCATTCTGCCAAAGGGTATGCGAACTGACCGGAGCTATCAATGGTTATGACCATGTATCAGTGAGTGGTGAGAGGCTGACCATTCACGAGAACCGTAAGGCAGAGAAAGAAGTCCGTAAGGTAAACGTCATTGAGTTTGATTCGGCTTTTTTCAACGGCAGGTCTGTAGTAGTCTTTGATGATGTGATAACCAAAGGGCTGAGTTATGCTACCTATGCCAATCAGCTTGAAAGCCTTGGTGCTAATGTACTCGGAGGTATATTCCTCGCAAGAACCCATTACAAAGTGAAATAATATGACCCAGACAAAGTATGATAAGGCAGTGTCCGTTTGCTTCAGTGGACACCGTAATATTCCATTCCTATATAGGAAGCAACTGAAGCTGCAATTAAAGGCAGCGATAACCAAAGCATACGTTGGAGGTTATCGTCATTTTTACTGTGGTTGTGCCATGGGGTTTGATATGCTGGCGGCAGAAGTTGCCCTTGCGTTGCAGTCCGAATTGTCTGGTCTGCAAGTTATTGCCGTAGTACCGTATCGCGGACAAGCCGAGCGGTGGAACGATGCGATGAAAGCCCGGTACGATACCATCCTCCGTAACTCGGATGATGTTATCATCCTGAGCGAACACTACTACCATGGCTGTTTGCTTCGACGCAACGACTATATGGTTTTTCACAGTTCGTTTCTTATTGCCTGGTATGACGGCAAGCCCAAGGGTGGTACGTTTTATACTTATCGTAAGGCTACAGCGAATGGGCTAAAAGTTCTAAATCTCTATGGCAGTTCAATCGTATAACAGACATCTTGTTTTCGCATATTCCGAGCCGTAGCGGTAATTCCTTTGCCATTCATGTAAAGGCTGTTTTGTCAGCCATAGCGTGATATGGCAAAGTACGCTATTGGTTCTGATGTATTGCCCGGCTTTACCTATGTGCCGGTTTAGTTGGTGTTGCTGTACTTTTATATCTTCGGAGGCTCCATCCTCCTTATGCCTTTCCCTACCTTTTTTAGTATTCGGCTTAAAAAGTAATATACTTACCTTACTTTTCGCCTATTTAGCATGTTTAGGGCACGTCTTTTATAATAAAAGTGCAGCAATCGGTTGCTGCACTTTTGCTATAATATCTATTTGTCATATTAGACCTTCCCGTACACCGTCCTCATTTTTCCGTCCAACAGCACATTATTTGACCGCACAATCCAAGCACTGCCGTCGTTCAGTCCGCACTCCAATGCCTTTTCGCCGCCGCCGATTAGTACCGGAACGGTTGTCACTGTGATTTCGTCCGCCAGTCCGTTATCCAAGAGTAAAGCCCCGATTTCCTCACCGTAAGCCACCACCATACCGTCGCCGTCTTCTTTCATCTGTCGCAGTTCTGCCACTGCATCTCCTTGGATGAACTTCACTCGTTCATTCTCCGTCAGGTCGATGCCGCCGTTCGTCACAACCAAAGTCTCTTTCGCCGTAATCGGCCAACCCAAGTGGTTCATATAAATACGCAGGTAAGTTTCTTCGTCAATCAGCACACAACTGGAGGCATCCACTGCCGCATCAAAATGCTTGTCCGAAGGAGCCGGACAACCGTCGATGGACTGGTACACGTGCAAGGTAATCTGTTTCATACTACTTTCCATTTAAAATCCAAACAAAGTTGGATAATTCATTATTAATTAACTTTAGTTTTATATCTTTGTATCAGGATGTTAAGAGGAAGTAGGCTCTGCTGAGGAGCAACCTACCAGCAATAAACATCCTGACGGTACGCAGTAATGCTACATGGGGAGGCGGTCACACGCCTCTCTTTTTGTATTACTGATATCGTCTGATATGGCTAAGAAAACCTAACCGTAATCCTATGGTAAAACAAACTTTCCACAGCGGACATCAACGAAGCGAGCCGCAAGTTCCTTTATCAGTCAGACCATGTAATGAGAGTTACAAACTATGTTGAGCGGACTTCAAAGCCGCAAGTAGTATGTAGTATTTCTCTCAAAAGAAAGCTGTTTTACCTTATAGGATTCAATATCATTTGACAACACATGGCACATATTCCTTTTCATGTTTAAGTACATAATATACTCTGTTTACCAACCGGCGGGCTATCTTTACAATGGCCTTTTGCGGATTCATACGCTTTCTGTATTCCGTGTAAGCCATTGTCATGGCCGGATCTTTTCGAATAGCAATCCATGCTGCTTCCACCAACAGACACCGAAGCATGAAGTGACGACGTGGCGTAATGTCACCAACGCTGTCGTTATCACCACTGGAGTGACACATGGGAACCAACCCAATGAAAGAGGCTAAATGCTCCGCATTGCAGAAACGGACAATATCGTCAATCTCGACCATCAGGGTAGCGGCAGTTGTAACACCTATACCCGGAACAGATGTCAGCAACCGTATAGGTTTGTCGAACGGTGCTTTACGGGATATTTCACGGATGGCACGTGTTTCTTGCAAGAGCATCTTACGCAGACGAATGAACTGTTCAAGATGAAGCTCCAGTGTCTTCTTTCCATATTCTGTGGACAGTTCAAGAGCCTGTAACCAGGAAAGGAAACGTTTGGACCAACATCCTATCGAACACCGGGTAAACTCTTTTGGAATCTCTACTCCATGAAAACGAAGCAAAGATTTGATTCGGTTCTTCGCACGAGTACTGTCTTTTACTATCAGGTTTCTCATCCTTATCAAAGAGCGCATTTCGAGGACATCTGCCTTGGGTACGTATATCCCTTCCAGGGAACCGGAACGTAATTCACGAGCCAGCTTGTTACAGTCCACGGCATCTGTCTTACGAAGTTTTTCCTTACCCATGGTCGGTACATCAGCAGGATTGACCACTATGTTGGTTATCCCTAAATCCATTAGCTTCTCGTGTATCCAAAAGCCGCAGAAGCCGGCTTCATAAACAGAGTAGTAATTGGCTCCGGGATAATTGTTGACAAGATACTTGTGCAATGCTTCCGGTTCGGGACTTTGACTGAATCGCTTCAGAACGCTATGTTCTGATAAAATTGCAACAGACCAACTCTTCAGGTGGACATCAATTCCTACATAAATATTTTGTCCACTAAAATCTAATTCGTTACTTTGTACACACTTCATAAGCTATATCGTTATTGGTTAATATTGTTTTCGTTATACACAAAGTTAACTATAATGGTATAGCTTTTTTTAGTACTATTTTATGTTATCCGTCACTTCCGATTTTAAACATAGGAACTATGATTTTTGCAAATTATGATTTTTGCAAATTATTTACGATAAAATAGGTTTATATTTCTCATTTCTTTTGATGACCGCAAACATTCTTGCTACAATTTTAGCTCGCAGCGCATTGATTACAGACATCTTGTTCTTACCCTCTGCAACTTTCCTTTCGTAATATTTCTTCAGTTCTCCACCTATCCGATGTGTCACCGCCACAGCAGCTAAGTGAAGAAGTCTTTTCATCACCTTGTCTGCCCGATGCGACACTCTTGATTTCGAGTGTTGGGAACTTCCGGAAGAATAGGAGAAAGGAGCTACTCCGGCATAACAATTGAACTTTCTCGGATCATCAAAACGTGTAAAAGCTTCCGTTGTGATGATCATGTTGGTTGCCACCACGCGTCCAACTCCGTCTATGGACATTAACAGTTCCCTCTGTCTGCACAGTACAGGGCAGGAAGCTATCACTTCATCCATTTCGTCTGTAATGGCTTGTATGGCTTCCTCCAAGTCTTCCATCAACGCCTGTAAACGCTTCATCTTGCGCTCATACAGAGTTTTCGGCATATAGTCTTTCTGGTCATTCATCTGCCCTTTATATTTAGCCAAATCCGTCACATACAATGTACGTTCAGATTCAAGCTGCTTCAATCTTTCAATGTCTTCCGTAGGACGTTCATAATACTGCACCCTGTCCTGAAAGCGTTTGGCATAGATGGCAATACGTTTGGCATCTACCTTGTCATTCTTTCCTCGCTGAACACCGGATGAGTATTTGATTTCAGCAGGGTTCTCAAGCCAAAGTTTGCATTCTACGGCTTTGCAGGCACATGCCAATGGGAAGGTGTACTGTCCGGTATGTTCCGCACAAACAAGCATTTGACAACCTACTATACCATAGTCTTCTTCCAATTGATGCAGCAATGCCATGATTGCACTTTGATGATTGGTTGTTTCCTCTTCATGTACAACCTTTCCTTCAAACATAACACAGAAGTCCAACTTCTTTTTTGATACGTCCACACCGATAAAATAAAAATTTTCCATACATTTGTTTTTTTACTGATTTAAGCAAGAAAGGGATTGAACTTAACCTAACTACCTTAACAATGGATGTTAACCTACTATCTGGGTCTGGGTTCAAACAAGCAGGAAGTCCGCTTATGAAAACGGAACTGGATAATCCTTAATCAATCATGGTTCACTTCCTGCATTCTTTCTTTACTTCACAAATTTATCCTTTCTATTTTATCTGTAATCCTCAGATGCAAATCTAAGGTATTCAATGTATTTTTAAGAATTATGTCCACCTTGCACCTTAAAGAACAGCATGAACCCACGCTATTCCGGAATAGAGGCACTGTCATACTTAAAAGGCAGATAAGCAAGCCCCTGCTGTATAAACATACAGTATGAATATTTTGCTATACATCTTGTCTTTTTGATAAGTGTCAGTTTTCTATTCCAAGACGTTCAGTGAACGTACAATATGTATATCAATCTCTGCCTGTTTCCAAGCCGAGTATGAATCTTCCATGTCACGACAATGACCGTACCCGAAAGTACCGTCTGCTGTCTTCATTTTGACAAAGATAACGAAAGATTGGCGGATAAGCAAACAAAAAACATTGTTTTTCAGGTTGCCTGTTCCGAACTGCATCCTGCCTTATCAAAAAGATGTACTCATTCCCTATAGTACGGTCAATCCGTTCCGGTTGTCCGTTGCCCTGTTTTAACACCCCTGTTTTACCGTTTTATTCATCCCTTTCTATTTGATTGTCATTTATTATCGTTTTGCTGCTGCCGTGCGACCTCTCGTGGACTTATTTTCCCGCAAAGGTAATAGGCTGCTCCAATCTTGCCAATGCCGGCGTTCCGCCGCGAGTGAGCCGCAAAAATCTTCCTCTC